ATGACCAGAATTAATTCTGAACAACGCGACGACTCCAAGGATCTAAGCAGCCGTGATGAGCTAAGCATGCAACAGCTTCAATCAATGCAAGTTGTAACCAAAATGAAAGAGGCTGCTGACAAGGTTGGGGCCAGTATCGTCTGCGGTTTTATTACCAAAACAGGCGAGCACTTCATTGTATCCAATGTAGAAAACCCAGAAAATGAAGTAAAAACGTTCAAAGATAAACTTTTTAAGTCTGGTGGAGGTTTTTTCAGGTCTTAAGATTTAACCTGATACAATTTTAGTAATTGCTATCGTCTTGTGAACTATCTTGAAAAGATCAACACAATCATTGGATCAATTGAAGAGCTCATAGAAAATCCTGAATTCTTGAGCTTACTAACCAGTGAAGCAGAGATCTCTTTAGATGAAGCTCTAGAACTGTTCTACGTAATAGAGCTACTGGCTAGCCCACCAGAAGAGAAGGTTATAGACGACCCAATCAAATGGCGGTTTGAACAAGATAAAGAAAACGAGACAGAAGATTAAATTAACTACTTAAATCGGAAATTAACCGATCATCTACCTTTATATAGGTAGCTGGTCGATTTTTTTTTTATCTTATTTTTATGACAACAACACTTCTTATAGCTTCGTTGGCCTTAACTGCTTTACTAATAAAAGCATATGGAAAGAAAACTTTGTATTGGATACAAAGGAACACAGCTAGATTTTTCTTCTTGGTTGCAAAATCCTTGCAGCCAAGATCAGACATCAAGCTAATTAATTCAAGTAACCTCCAACTCTTTGCTTACTAATGTATAGAACCAAGTCACACCAGTTCTACAAACCAAAAGACTACGATCAGATCCACAGCAATCATGAAGGTGTGAGAAAATTCTGGAAGATCTATCGAAAGATCAAGATGATTATCAAAACACTGTATGACATCAGTTCAGTTCTTGTAATCATCATGAGTTTTGATAAGGTCTATAAGTATAAAAGTTTCAAGGTGATTAAAACCTGGCAAGTAGCACAGCTTATTGAAAGGTTCCCAAGAATGCTTAATAATTTTAGAAATAACTTCATGCCATCCTTTCATTAAAAATCTTAATGTAACATACAATACAATTTAACTTCTTCTTAACTTGTATTAGACGGTTGTCTGGTAGCGTAAATGAGTTGACTATGTAGTGGTGCCAATGGCTTTGACTCACACAATCTCATGCAAAAGCGCAGATTCATGCCTCGCATAATGAGATACCAGAGATCAATAAGTCATGGACTCGTCAGAAGTCATCAATTCAGCCTGCCAGATAAGACCTTTCACCTCTACACTAGTTTGGGCTGTCATGACAAAGACAGCTACAGGCAGAAGTGAGATCGTAAGGGTGGTCAGCAGCCACGAGGAAGCAGACCTCGCAGTTCAAGACAATCCTTCTATGTTTTACAAATCGGGGCCTGTCCTGCTAGCGTGAAACAGCATCACAACTACTTCTATGAAACTACCGGTTCTTGGTTACACTGTATTAATACATCACCAGGGAGTGGGAACTTTTGCACCTCACTTCCCTTCTATGGATGAAGCAGAAGAGTTCAGTAACGCAATGAAACTTATCACAGACGGTACTTCAATAAGCGAACCACTCCCAGTAATTGCTAGTAAAAACTATATTGTCAACTTTGACGTACAGTCAGCAATAACATAAATAACCCATCACGTAGTGTATGTCTCCACTACAAAACCAATTAAAATACACAGCTACCGAGGTTGTGCTATCGTTTAGGTAGCACAATTTTTTTATACATGGCAATAGTAGTCAGCGTTTCAGTCCCAGATGCTCTTCATCATCGATGGAAAGAATCTAACTTAGATTTAAGTCCATCATCTTTATTCCAAACTGCCTTAGAAACAGAACTTAACAAAACCAACCAACACCTTGTGTATTGGAGCGGTAGGGCCTTAACAGCAGAGAAAAAACTTAAGACAATATTAAATTTAATTAATGCTTCAGATAAAGAAGTTAAGAAATTCTTAGTATTTGAAGAAGATAAGTAAAATAATCTTTCTTACCTCGCGTCTGTCGCCAAAGTTACTATATAAGTAACAAATAGTATATAGATATACCAATAAATAGAAGAGCTGGCCAATTGGTCGGCTTTTTTATGCAAAAAAAAAAAGAACCGGCCTCCTGCACGGAACCGGTTCATCTATCCTTTGCACACTTGTAATCCTACCTCATCACCTCTATAGTGTGCAAGTCCAAAGGGGTACCTAAATCCAAACCCCTACTTTGCTCCTCACCTGCCATGGATCACTTCCCTTTTCAATCAATCCAGTCTCTGCAGATTACTGAAGAAGATAAGCCAACCATTGATGTAAAAGATGGTTATCTAGTACTAATTGCAACTCGCGGAGAAAACAAAATAATGATTACAGCACCGCTTGATAAAATAATCCCACGTCCAATACAAACAACTGTTAATTCAGGCCCCACAACTGTTAAAACTTACAGACGTACAAAAGGACGGATGTTAGCGACAACCTGCAAAAATGTAGGAGAAAATAACAGTAACGCAAAACTTAATGTCGCCCAGGTAAGAGAAATTAAACTATTTTTATCTGACAATAATTTTATAACTAGTTACCCATCTAGAACAGCTGTTCACAGAGAACTTGCTAAATGTTATGAAGTAAACGCAAGCTGTATATATCAAATTGACAATAATTTAACCTGGAAACACGTATCAATTTAATGGAAAAAACTTACAACGTTACTGTTTTATTCGGTAACGGTCAACCACTAAAAACTGTAGTAATAGCAAAAACTGCTTTTGCTGCACAAGAACAAGCTCTAAAGCGTTACCCCTGTGCGCGACGGGCTCTTGTTAAAAACATCAACAACTCTCCAACAACCTACGCACAATGACAACAGAATCTATGTCAACGCAACAAGACGAAAAAACCCTAATTAAAGATACATTTGCAATAGTTATAGATGATGAGGGGATGAGAGTAAGTTGGGATGAAGATATAAATCCTGAATACAATTGTTTGAGTACGATGGGAAAAGAAGAACTGGAAAAAACTCTTATAGATATATTAAAAGGCCTTTTAGAAGAATTCACCAATGAAGAAAATGTCTTTACTACAGAAACAGAGAATGAGTAAGTTCACAGACTACTTGGTAAAAGATTCTTCTCTCCCAAGTGGTTTAAGGTGGGTAAGACAAAACGGTCGTATTGCTCCCGGCGCTCCTGCCGGGACATTGCACAAAAATAAAAGATACTACGTTATTCAATTTCTTGGTACAAAATATAAATGTACCGACGTAATTGAACAAATAAATAACATTCAAAAAACTTAAAAAGTATTTTTAAATTAACAACTCACTAAACAAATGAGCTCAGTAGGACTTATCTGGGTCACTCCAGATGCAGAGAAAATGATTGTGCAAATGGCTCGCGTCAGTTCACCAGAAAATGCAACTAATGTTGAAACATCAGAACGACTTTTGAAATATTTAATTAGTCATAAACATTGGTCGCCATTTGAAATGGCAAACATGTGCGTAAAAATAAATACTGAGCGTGATATCGCAGCACAAATTATTAGACACAGATCTATATCATTTCAAGAATACTCAACCAGATATTCTGAAGCTCAAGAGATTAACCCGCCATCCTTTAGAAGACAAGATTATAAAAATCGTCAAAACAGTTTTAATGATTTAGACGATTCAATAGCCACTAAATTTATGGCTCGTTCTAGTGAATTATTTACTAAAACAAGAGAACTTTATGATGAAATGATAAAAGCAGATATAGCAAAAGAAACTGCACGCAGGATATTACCCTTATGTACAAAAACAACACTCTATGCAAATGCTAGTTTACGTTCCTGGATTCATTACCTCCAGGCTAGAACAGCAGAAGAAACCCAACAAGAACATAGAACTATTGCTGACACAATAAAGATGATTTTTATCGGGCAGTTCCCAGTAATTGCAAGTGCTGCATTTAAGAAGAATTAATTTTTTGACATAAGGGAGGGGCCGCACCGTGATCAGTGGCACGGCCCATCTGTTACCAATCAGGGGAAACCGTAAAAATCCTGATTCCCTTTCTGGACGGGGCTGTCAACGGTTCTTCTTCGCCCCAACTGCTATAATAAACGTACAACACTCCTACTGGGACACTTCTTTCGAGAAAATGGTCCCTTTTTATTATGCCTAATTATTATGTCTATCTTATGTCAACCACGCAAAATCAATTCCGTAAGCTGTGATTCTGGTAGTATCTGCATTGTTGACCCGTGTTATCTTGAAAACCTTTCAAGTGCTATCGGTCGTTCTTCCGTCTCTTTTGGTGCTAGTTTTAATACAGAAGTAGGTGACGGTGAATTTAATATTTATGAACAACGAGACAATAAAGGCCTTTTACGTCGTATTGTAATTGAAATTGATTGAATGACACCTGAGTTCACCGGACTAATCGCATTCATTTTGTGGATTTTATGTACCCTTGTTTTTATTTTCAACCCAGTGTTAAGTGGAGTTTATTTAGCAATAATTAATTTCACTTTTGTATTAGCTGCAATAATGTCAACGCAAAAATCATAGTGGAGTACTTAGATCCTAGAAAACAACCTAACAAATGGTTAGAAGCAATGCTTATGCGTTTGTTGGATAATGCTATAACAAAAAATGATAAGGAATCACTAGAACTTATTAAATACGCTCATAGACAACTTACTATATGGATTGAGCCAGGGGTTTTGCAGTCTGCTTTTAGCCACTGGGTAGATGAGTATTCTGCTTCAGTCGAACAGTATCAAAACTTTGAAAGTACGCAAAGTCCGTTAGGCTGTCTTGTAGGGGATTCCGAACTTCAGCAGAAATAATCCTTACATTGTGTTGTTTGACACTTTCCCAAACTAAATCATCTGGATATGGGGGACGATACCAAAAGAATTTTTTATTTTCTTCGTCTATAACCCAATCCGGATGTTTTCTTTTACCTTCCCCCTGGATAAGTTTTTTATAAACTCTAAATTGTTTTTCTGGTTCACCTGAATCGCAACTTACAATAATTAAATCTCCTGGTGGTATCTTCCACCTCATATTAAAACAAAGATTGACACTTTTTAAAAGTAAAATAGCACCTTCTTTTCCAGTAAATTTATTTTTTAATTTACCTACACTTTTGCTATTTCGATTATTGTACCAATCATTTAACTGTCTTTTAGATTTACCAACAGCAAAACCAAAATTCCAAGACCAGTGACCCTTTTTGATCGGTTCACAGGGTTCCATAAAAACTTTACAAAGTCCGGACTTGCACTGGAATGTACGGGTGTTAATCTGTCGGCAGATACGATAGCTCATTATGGAAGAGTTGATTAAAATGATTCAAAGCGACCCACTATTGTGGGAAGTTGTTGAACAGCTGAAGCATCAGGACGAAGATCTAAGTGACTTCATCCTTAATATAGCTCAAATGCTAAGCGTTGAGTTTGAAGAAATGCATCGCACAGACCTCAGCGACAAACTTTCTGCTTTGTTTGGTGGGCTTCCACCACAAGCATTTAAGATGGCGCCACTGTTCCTGCACATCGCTCTAGATCTTTTCTTGATGCGTGCTGTACCAGATCATGCCAGCATTAAGGACTAAGCCATGCAAAGAGGTTTTGTGTTTTGTAATAAAGAATTTACAAGAATTCTTTGTATTAATCAAAATGGTAGCGGTTTTACATTGCTACCAATAAACGACACAAAGGTGTTGAATAAGGCCATGTGTCTACCAGACTTAACAGAGGCTAAAAACATTCTTAGCCGCATCCAAAATGAAAAAGTAAATGAAGAGCTTGAAATTACTAACATTTCTGCCCTTTATAAAAATTTCTATTAATGACAAGATTCATTCTTGATTTAGAATCTAACGGTCTGTTACCAGCTTTAAACAAAATTCATTGCATTGTTCTTTATGATTTAGATAGCGACAAGTTTATTAGTTGTGCTGATCAAGATGGTTATTTACCAATTGCACATGCTTTGGACTACATATCTGAAGCTACATTATTGGTAGGACATAACATAATAAAATTTGACTTACCAGCATTAAGAAAAATATATCCAAAACTTACATTAAGAGCAGATTGTGATTATTTTGATACATTGATAACAAGTAGATTGTTTTGGCCAGAGCTGGCACCACTTGATTACGCAAAGCATGGTCATATAAACCGTAAATACTTTGGCAGCCATTCACTTGCTGCTTGGGGTGAACGAATTGGTGTAAATAAAATTGATTTTAAATCTGAATTAAAAAATCAAGAGGAAGAAGAAGGAGAAGAAAATACAAAAAGTGTTTGGGAGATATGGTCTAAAACAATGCAATATTATTGCGAAGGTGACGTTAAAGTATCTATTGAATTATATAAGTATATGTTAAGCCAGCAAGGAGATAAACGTTCATTAGATCTAGAACACCAGTTTGCTTTAATAATGGATAAACAAGAAAACTTTGGATTTCCTTTTAATGAAAAAGCTGCTTATGCCTTAGTTAATACTTTAAAAACAAAAAGAAATGAAATTAATGATAAATTACAAATAGTGTTTCCTCCAGTGGTACAAGAAAGATGGTCTACAAAAACAGGAAAACGCTTAAATAATAAAACTGAAGTATTTAATCCAGGATCAAGAACACAAACCTCAAAGAGATTGCAAACACTGTACCCAGAAATTACTTTTTGTGCTACAGAAAAAGGTAATCCTAAAGTAGATGATGATGTTCTAGAAAAACTAGGGGCAAAATATCCTGAGGCTAAGATACTAGCTGAATATCAAACCTTAAATAAACGACTTGGACAAATTGCAGAAGGAAAGGAAGCATGGCTTAAACATGTTCAAGTTTATAACGACGGCAGGATTCACGGACAAGTTATTACAAATGCTTGTATCAGCGGGCGTTGTAGCCATAAACGTCCAAATATGGCCCAAGTACCAAGTGTTGGTCACGCTTATGGGGCTGAATGCCGCGCTCTTTTTTATGCTCCTGATGGGTGGAAATTAGTTGGCGCCGATGCATCTGGACTTGAATTACGGGCGCTCGGAGCCTGGCTTGCATATTTCGATGGAGGAGAATATGCAAAGCTTGTTAGTGACAGTAATGGCGATATTCATAGTTATAACGCTCGTATGTTCGGTTTGTATAGTGGTGATCGGCCTATAACCAAGGCGGAGAGAGATTTATCAAAGAAATTAATATTCGCTCTAGCTTATGGTGCAGGCGCAAAAAAAGTTGGTAGTATTATTTCACCACTTGAAGATGAGGATAAACAATATACGCAAGGAAAGAAAACAATGGAAACATTTTATAAGAATCTACCAGCTATTAAACAGTTGAAAGATTTAATTGAAAAAAGAGTTACAGAAAAGGGTCACCTTGTTGGTGTTGACGGAAGAAAACTACAAATAAGATCTAAACATTCAGCCTTAAATCAATTACTACAATCAACTGGAGCAATAACAGTTAAGAAGGCAACATGTATTTTGTATGAAGATTTAGAGGCGCTTGGGTTAAGATTCGGTGAAGATTGGGGATATGTTGCGCATATTCATGATGAATTTCAAACTCTTGTTAGACCTGAACATGTTGAAGTTTATATGAAGTTAGCTATCAATTCCTTTAAAAAAGCTGGAGAATACTTTAATCTCAAGTGCCCATTAACCGGCGAAGCAAGGGTCGGTCGAAATTGGATGGAAAGCCACTAACCACCGACTCGTTATCTAGTATACTTTTCACACCACAGTCACCAAAATGACAAATTCCGCAACCGAACTCACAAAAAAATCTCTTGAGGAAATGGATTTAAAAGAACTTTTTTTAATGAGTAAAGACATTGAAGACTTAATTTCCGCTCTACTCCAGAGGCAAAGTATTATTCAAGACGTAATTGGCCAACATTTTGAAGATGTAAACAATTCATAAGTATTACAAATTATGAACGGACCTGAATACGTATGGCACCAACGCTTTATGAAGTTAGCAGAACTCGTAGCTGGGTGGAGTAAAGATCCATCAACAAAAGTAGCTTGTGTTCTGGTAAAAGAACGTCGAATTATTTCAACTGGTTTCAATGGATTCCCAAAAGGCATAAATGATGATATAAATAGATTAATGGATCGTGAAGAAAAATATGAGCTCACAATCCATGCAGAAACAAATGCCATTATTACGGCTGCAATTCATGGTGTTAGTACCAATGGTTGTAGTGCTTATATCACTATGCATCCATGCAGCCGTTGTGCTGCAGCACTTATCAATGCTGGAATCAAGAATGTTTATGTAAAGAGTTGGGACACAGTTCCAAGTAGATGGATTGAAAATTTTATTTTATCTTCAAAATTATTAGAAGAAGCCGGGGTACCGTTAGTTTCGATTGACCCTTGACCTGCTACACTTACCTGCACACACAAACACCTGCACTAAAAAATGAATTCTTTCACCGGGATAGGGACCTTTACAGGAGAAAAGTTTCACGAAAACGGCCTGCGTTTTATGGGTATAAGCTTACCAAAAATAGGTAAAAGTGGTTCTGATGTACCAATTTATTTAGTTCCTAATAAAGCGGCAGGAGAAACATTTGATGTGTTTCAACCAGGTGTACGGCTCCTCGTTGGCGGAAGGCTATATCCAAGCCGACAGGATTACAAAATGTATTTAGTTCCAAATCAGGCAATAACTATTGTTAATGATAAAAATTTACAAATAAACCGTGTAAATCTTGCTGGTGGTGTCGGGTTCATCCCAGAACAAAATAAAGAGGATCTACTTACATTTACAACAATGGTGTCAGCACCTGCTCAAATGATACTTAATCACACCTGGGAAGACAGTCTCAGCTTTAGGATGGAGTCATGGGGTGATGATGCAAAACGTTTGACAACATTACTTCATGTTGGCCGACAGTTAAGCATTGAAGGTGTCTTAAGGTATAACGTTTGGCAAGCACAAGACGGTAGCCAACGCGGTACATATCAGGTAAGAGTACGTGCGGGAATGTATTCAGTATTTGGTAAGAACAAAAACAGAGAGGAGCAAGCGAAGGTTAAGAATGAATTAAGTGGGGAGGTACTGTATTCACCTGCTACCGATTCACGGTTACCTGAAAAGCCTATTCCGGTAACAATCTCTTGTTCTGTTGACGAAGACGCAGTTCCGTTTTAACGTCAGCCGTGTGAGATAGTTACTGCCTGTTGCATGACAGGCTTTCTCCTCCAGGCCAGTGCTTAGTGCAGGTGCAACTCCTGCGCTGGAGACAAATCCACTAACCACCCACTGAACGTAATGTCCGTACTAGATCGTTACCAAAATACCGAAAGGTATCAAGGTGTCCTCAGGGACTTTTGTAATTGTCAGATCCTCAACGATAAGTCCAAACCAGGGCTTTTTCTTAAGGATACTGTCTTAGCTCGTATCGGCTGGTCTGGTACAGCAGCTCTGTTTCCAGGAGCTGAAGAATACGAACACACTTATAACAACGGTGATTCCAATAAAGGTGTGTTCTTTAAGACGCCACGCATGTTAATTCTGCATTGCGGATTTCGTAAAGATGTAACCTTCATTGAGAACTCAGACAAAGGTGGGATTGAAGGTCTTTATCCACGTGATTCATTTTTATATGATGACTGGGAAGAAAAAAATCCAGACAAACCCAACCCATACAAGCGTCGTCGTCTTGTATTAACTTTTCTTGTAAATGAAAAGGGTAGCCCAGTACACAAAAAACCGTTACTACTTTCAATACATGGTGGTGCATCTAATTTGTTTACAGATGCCTACGGAACCTTTGTTGAACAACTTGAATCAGCTTTTGCTGACTATGCTGGCTCCAAGGGTGGCTCTGGTTTCGATCCAAAGCAAGCCGCTGCCGCTATTTTTACTCCTACCTTTGGAGCACAACAATACGGAGACAAACAAAAAAGCTGGATTGCTTATCCCAAATCTTGGGTCGTACCAACTTCTGAAACTATTGAAGAGTTCTTTCCTTCTACCAATGAAGATATTGACTTTATTGAAGAAGTATGGGAAACATGTCCACCTGAAGTGTATGCTAAATCTTTTTTCCAGCAATGTGAAAAAGAAATTGGCTTCCATGCGATTAAGCCAGGACTTGATTTCACTCTCCCCTCCGTCAGTGATTCAAGTGATAAAAGCGGCATGAAAGCCTTGTTCGGTGCTAGAAGTGCGGACACAGGTGAAATTGAACTAACTTAAACAATTCCCTATAGTTATCAGCCGTCCTTATGGGCGGCTTTTAATTTATCTTCATAAGATCTAGAAATTAATTCGGATTCAAACTTAGCTAAACGTCTACATAAACCACGAATTAAACTTTGTCTTTGTGTAGCCAATTCAGCAAGTGTAGATGCAATTTGTTTTAGTTCCTGTTTACTATCAGTATTTTCAATTCCTTGTTTTAACCTGGCAACAGAAAATTTATCTTCCATCGTACCTTGAAAATCTTCAACAGAAAAAAAAGCTGTTGTCAAATCAAATTCTGACATGCGTTTAAAGCATATCAACCACTTTATAACAGGTCATCAAAATGTCAAGTTGAAACAAAACTTCATCTGCTAACACCTAATTAAAGACTAAACTCTCCTTGTTCTTGTAAACCACATGGCAACCCAAAAAAAAGCTCCCTCCGGCAGCCACACAGTTGTATCAACTGCTAAGCGCACATCAATTGGTTCAGGTCTACGCAAGCGTGGTTCCTGGACACTAAAACGCAAAAAACCTAGTCGTGGTCAAGGGAAACGTTAACACAACATGCTCACCACAGTTCTATTAGGAAACCAATTAAAATGCCTTTATTAGTAAATCAACTAAATAAAGCTCAGGAATTGATCTATGGTCGAAAAAGAATCATTGATTGCCTGTATACGTTAAACCCAGATAAATTTAAAAGTTTAATAGCAACAGACATTAATTCAATTTCTCTTGAAGGTTCTAAAGTTGTATGCAATGTAGACAATACCCTACTCTCATTAGAACGTCATCATGTACTAAATAATTTTCTAGTGCATAGAACAAGGACACCTTCATATTTTAATTACACAGTATGGAAAAAATACAAATCTAAAGACCTAAGCAACGGTATTCCTATTGCAGCTCTCGATTATTCTTCTGATCAAACACATTCTACTATCTCTAGCAATATTGGTAGGCCACCAAAAATCTTAACTGATTCAAATGGTGAACAAAAAATTTACTTTATTAAAGTTAAAGAACAAGAATGTAGTTGTCCTTCTTGGGTACAGTTAAGCGCCAACAAAAACGAACTAGCTAAAGAGGTATATGAAGTATGTAAAGATGAATACGTACCGATTTGCAAACACATTAGTTGGAATAATGCAAACTTAGAATTAGAAACTTTACGTTATATCGTGCAAGAGCAATCAAGAAAGAAAGGATATAACCTGAATATGTGTATATACCATTTTGATTATAGAACTGGCCGGTTACTTTATCGTGTAACAAATGATGGTATAAAAGATAAGATGAACTGGATACCTAAAAATTCCTGGAAAGAACAACAGGTTTATACTGCTGATAATAACCCAACTGGCAACTGTTGGAAAGTTTTTACCAAAGCTTTAACACATGTTCCGCCTTATCAATTGATTAAGTATAGTCAATCTGTTGCATACATAATGGGTCAAATTAAATCTTAATTTTTAATCACCATTTTTTATTATCATCATGTCAGACAAACAAAGCTACGTTCAACTTTCTGAAGCAATCCAACACGTTTCGTTTTTAAAAGATCTTCCTGACACAAGTGAAGAAGATCGTTCATACCTTCAAAAACATATTGAAGACCTTGCATCTAGGCATGAAAATAAATTTGATAACATTATAGAAATAATAAAAAAATGTGATATTTATATTGAAGCATTAGAAAAAGAAATGGAAGAAGTAAAAAACAATAGAGATGCATGGAAACGTAATAAGGAAAATCTTGTTAAAATTATCAAATTTGCTTATCAGCAAAACCTTATCAACAGTACGCCAACAGGTGCGAAATACCAAGCTACCATCAGGTCTACAAAACCAAGGTTAGTTGATAACTTTGAGCTATGGTCAGACCAGGATAAGGTAGAGTACGGCCTAAGGAAAACAACTACCCTTGTAAGAATAAGGGATGAAGCTGTTTTAGATGCTAAACAAGAAGAGTTACCAGATAAGGATAGGGTCAGGCAAGACATCCTTGCAAACCGAAGCTCAGTACCGGCAATTGCACAATTAATTCCCGGTTACAGCCTGGTCTACGAACGCAGGAAGCGTTTAATCTCTTCATAATAATATGTAGAAATAATAAAACCCCTTGCGTAAAAGTGAGGGTCCCTTTATCTTAACTATGTACCACCGCCAAAACTTTTTTATGCTATTAACAAAGCATTACAAAAACCAAATCAAGCCACTTGATTCTAGTGAGAATAAAAAATTCTACACAACAATGAAAAACCTTTTACCAATGATTGTGTCCGAATGGTTTCAAGTGAAAGGAGATAAGTAATGGATACTTCAGGAAAATATTTAACATGTGATGAAGAAGGTTTTCTCACACTGCCAGACGAACTATTAAATAAGATGGGCTGGAAAGAAGGAACTTTATTGGATTTTTCAATGCAAAAGGATGGTACCATTATTGTAAAAGCTATTGAGGAAGATAATGGAGAAGCTCTATCGGGACAGATTGAGAAGGCGGTTACTTCTTAATGTTATTTCTTTTATTGGGCAAAAGAAAACCGATGAATACATTCGTGGTTATGAAAAATGCCTTAAAGATGTAATGACTTACTTAGAAGAAGCAGAATTATACGTAAATAACTCCATTGATTAAGGCTCATTTATGTAAGCAGTCCGTCCTCTTTTGTTTGAAAGTGGGCGGATTTTTGCTTTTATCCGTTTTTAATCCGGTAAGGTGGTCGCAGTCTACATGTATGGAAGTATGCTAATAAAGCAGTCAGCACTCAATCATGAGGGACGTAAAAAAGTTTAAGTATCGAGGCAACGCCTCTGAGATCCTGCCTTCAATTGATTTCGAAGGCTATGAAATTAAAGCACTAAAACACGGCAGCACTAATCACACCCTGTATCGTTACCCCAGGTTAGAGGATGGGGAGCCGTGCTGGGGTATGGATCTTGAAACCGCTAAAAAAGGTATCATGAAGGCAAGAAAACAAGCAGCAAAGAACATAGAAAATTAGTTGTCCCCACACTTCCTGGGGAATAAACTCCTATAGAATCAAAATGTAACTTTAATTCCGGAATAAACACAGTGGCAAGACCGAGTATGAACCATGAAGCACTCATGGATGATCTGGCTTACCAGATTCATGAGTTCTTATTGGAGGAAGCGACCGAATATAAAGGCGATCACCTAGTATTGATTCCAGTAACTGCTATTGTAAAAAAGTTTGAACGTAACCATAGAACAATTGCTAGACGTTTATCCGCCTTGAAAGAACATGGTTTGTTGTTACCAATAATTAAGAAGGACTACACTACCCTTTATTACGTTAAAGAAGAAGAAGAAAACTAATGATCCAAGAACCAGAACAAAACAAAAACAACCCAGCAGTAGACATAGCTTATCTACTGGCTTCGTTTACGGATAACGGTAGGTCACTGCGTTCATTTATAAATCATCCCCAGGAGCTTGCAATTTGTGTTTTGACTGCTGGATTACTTGCCAATTCAAAACTAATGATTAGCCCAGAAGATGCGGTAAGAAGTAGCTTTGATATTTATAGTAAAATTCAAGGCCACGTTGCAAAATATCAGAACATGCAATTTGCTAATAATATTGAAGGCTGTTTTGAGCGAGCCCCGGAAGTTGATGGGGATTAATTAAACGTTTATTTGTTTTGTAGCACGATCAAAAACTTTAATTATGCTTGATTCGGCTTCAAATTCTTTCTTTAATAAGGTACATGCAGCATCTGGGTCTGTATGTTTGCCACAAGTAAACACATCGACTGCTACATAATTTAATTCGGGCCACGTGTGAAGTGCTATATGTGACTCAGATAAAAGTGCTAGTGCTGTAACTCCATGCGGTTCAAACTTATGCGCAATCAACTGAAGCAAGGTTGCTCCTGAACAAATAACAGCCTTTTTAATAGCTTCTTTTACAAAAGTTTCATCGTCTAAATATAGTGGATTACACCCATATGCATCAAGTATGCAGTGTCGTCCTAAGGTTGCTAACTCATGCACTTTTTTAAAACACGCATTTCTAGCTATTCTAAGGTCCAAAATACTTGTAAAAGCAAAAAAATCTGTTACCTTTTGAGCAGGTGGGAGATTTTATGTACGGATCTTGTACGGATATTGAGGTCCAAGTACTAGAAAGCGTCTGTTTAGAACGCAAAATTCACCCAGTGTACTCTCGAACTGCGCCATATGTGCAATTCTTGCAATACCAAAGCGACGGAGACACTAGGTTAACCATTAATGGGAGCCGTCACTATAAGACTCCCTATGGTACTTTGCCCTCTGTGACTACAATCTTATCTGCAACAGGAGGTAATAAAGTAGCACTTGAGAGGTGGGCAAAAAAAAATCCAGGTGGACGAGAAGCTGCTGCAGCAAGGGGTACAAGAGTCCACGGACTCATGGAAAATTATTTATTAGGTATTGATAAAAATCCAGTCATTGAGAATGAGGAAATCCAAGCTTTTTGGAACGGACTTCCAGAGAAACTAGACAAGCTTGGTCGAATACTATGGGCAGAAAACCCTGTCGGTGATAACTTTTCTTGGACAATAGGAGGTGACGGTATCAGTAGAGTCTGGCATCCAGGGGTACATGAAACAGAGAACTGGGGATGGGCTGGTGCTCCTGATATTGTGGCTGAATACAAAGGAAAAATTGTTTTAGGAGATCTGAAAACATCAAATGGACCTTATTATAGTAGATGGCCAGGTCCAGAAACACTGAAAAGTGAGTATGCCATGCGCCGTTCTGGGTTCATGAAGTACCAAAAGTGCATGCTGCAGATGGGCGCCTATGCTCTGGGTTTGGAACATACTATAGGAGTGGTACCAGAAGTTCTAATGATATTTGTTGCTACTAGGGAGCGTACACAAGTCTTTGCCGTACAAAGTGGGACAATTGAGAAATATAAATGCAAGTGGCTGGAAGCTGTTGCGAAATATTACTCTGAAATTCTACCGGCTCAAAATGAAATTGATATGGAAGTCGTGGACGGGGACAAGTTGGAAACAACTTAATGGCAGATTTATGCGCGGTAACTTGAAATTTGTAAGAACTGTCCGTAGACTAGGTTGATATGCCCCTCGCTGCCATGGATCCCAGGCCACCCAAAAGGGAATTAAATCCTGGGGAAATAAACTTAGAACTGATCCCTAAGGACTGGGCTTTAACTCCTCTTAACGGCAAAAGAGCTTACGTAGGTGGATGGACAACCAATCCATACACCCTTAACCAGATCAAAGAAGAATTAGATGCTGGTCGTGCAACAGGGGTAGGCTTGTTAAGCGGTCAGCATTGTAACGAATACGGTCTGATCTGGGTTGATATTGACGGTGAAGAAGCTATACCAATTATCGAAGCTTTAGGTGGAGGGCCGCTTGATGCTATTTTCCCTCCTACTTTAACCATAACCAGTGGGAAGCCTGGTAAGTCCAGAATGTTATTCCGTGTGCCAAACGGAAAAATTGATTTACTGCCAGATAAAGCAACCCTGAAATTAGATAAAGCCCCCTGGGAAATACTCTGGCGTAGCAGGCAAGGCGCACTAATGGGCGCACACCCTGATACAAACGGTTATTGCACCGGTAAACACGGCGGTTTTGAACACGTTAAAAACCTACCGGAAATGCCAGACTGGTTATATAAAGAAATAAGTAATGCATATCCTTCAAGTAAATATAGAAGAAAAACAGCAGGTCCAGGTTCATTATTGACACAAAATATTACTTTAAGTTATGAAGAAGACAGTCAATACCATTTAGAATCTATTCTTGATGATGTAATTGAATACCTTCAAGCTTTGGCTCCAGAAAGAGCGGATGATTATGAAGAATGGATAGCAGTTGGTATGTCTTTACATCAAATTGATGACACTCTTCTTGGTGATTGGATTGAATGGTCTATGCAATCTGAATCTTTTCAAGAAGGTTGTTGTGAAGAGAAATGGGATTCATTTGAAAGACTGCCAGGTGGACCAAACCCTGAAGGGGCAAGGGGTTTGAAAACATTACGAGCAAAAGCAAAAGAAGACGGGTTCATTGATATGCATGGATTTACTGTTCCAAATATTGAGGAAGTTGCTAAAAGAGTAGCTGCCGAACATAACGAAGCATTTGCTGATTACTTAGAATCTGGTGGTGATCCAGAATATTTTGAAGATATAGGTGAAGATTATGTTTCTGAAGTAAATAATTTTTTAAATGCAGCAGGTTCTAAAAATAAAGATAGTAAAAAATCTGCTCGTAACCCACCACCATCTGAGATTGCGGATTTTGTTATGCCGCTTTGCAGAAAGAACGGTTGGCTATATGATCCTAGGTTCGATGTCTTCATGCGCTATGACGAAAAACGTGGGATCTGGTCTCGACAAGGGTACAGTAAAGACTTTAAACACGAAATTCAGTTCACACTTTGTAATTTATCGCTCCCTGGTGGTTATAGCAACAACCTTATTAATGATATTTGCGGGCTCCTCGAAGGCCACCTTGCCCACTCAGACTGGAATGATGATGCGTCTTTACTCGCCTTTCGTAACGGTGTTCTTGAACTCGATTCGGGTAACTTCCTAGAGCATAACCGCAACAATTACATTACCTGGGGACTAGATTTTGATTACAACCCCCAGGTTCTACCAGGTCCTATTGTTGATTGGCTGTCACGTACCCAGTACGGTGACGATGATCGCTTACAGGTGCTTAGAGCCTGGTTAAGAGCGTGCTTAGTCGGACGTGGAAACGAATTACAACGTTTTCTTGAAGTTATTGGACCCGGTGGACGTGGTAAATCCACTTATGCTAACTTATGTTGCGCCATGGTTGGTGCTGGTAACTATGCCAGTACATCATTAAATCAATTAGAACAAAGTAGATTTGAATTATCTTCTATTAAAGATAAGCGGTTGACATTAATAAATGATTCGGAACGTTACGGCGGTTCGGCACAGATATTTAAAGCGTTGACTGGTGGAGATTCTTTACGTTATGAAGAAAAATTAAAAGCAATCGGTGAACCATTTGTGTACACAGGAATGGTCATGGTTGCAGCTAATGAACCTATTCAAACTACGGATAACACCAGTGGGTTGGCACGTAGAAGGCTGACAATTGAGTTCAACCGTAAGCTCTATGATAAAAGTAGCGAAGCTAAAGATATGATTAAGATTGATAAGGGGCGAATTAGCGGTAACTGGAAGGAATACTTACCAGGACTTGTTAACTGGGTGCTTGAAATGGATGAAAGATCAATGCGCCGTTACCTTCTCGATACCACAGAAATGGTTCCCGCACTACGTCGTGTGAGAAATAATATTCTCCTTAGTAGTAATAATTTAATTGAATGGTTACAATCAGAAGTTGTACTTTGTGCTAATAGTGTTTCTGCTGTAGGTAAAAAAGTGCCAGCAGCTAAAGATAGTAATACCCGTTATTACAATACACATACTCAGTTGTATCCTAGTTATTGCGAACACTGTGATTCAACAGGATCCAAACCCGTAGGGCAAAAAAGATTTGTTAATTTATTGCAAGATTGTTGTAGGAACCAACTTGGATTAGATGGCGTAAATGTATTTAATAAGGCGGGACGTACTTTCTTTAAAGGTATCGCAATTCGTGCTTCTGATCAAGCTTATATGGACCTACCTACTATTCTTCCTGAAGGCAAGGATCAGTAAGAACTTTATGTTTAGATTGTCCCCAAGTTGTATCGTTCGGTATTACTTCTGTTCCGTATTCCCAATCATCATAACTATCTAAATTCCTGAGTACTTTAGCTAGGCTTTCAATAAGTTGATGTTCATCAGGTGTTAAGTTCATACCCCTCCCATGAATTGTCCGGCAGTTATTGGTCCCATGCCTCTCTCACCTCGATACTCATTTACATTTTGGATTTGCTTGTTTATGGAAGGTAAAGAGTAATTACCCCTAACCGGTACATCATCAATCGGAGTCGCTATAGTTCTCGGTCCAATTTTAAATGACCTGGCTATAGGCCCGCCCTGTTCCTGAGCATATTTATTCTCAAAACTAAATGAAGGAATATCTGTACCCTCTTGACTATAATCTTGAACACCACGTGCATATTGTTGAAGAAAACCAACAGCCCCATTCCCCTCAGTACTGCCTTCGGCTAAAGGAACATAAGCACCTCTAGGAAGCATTGGATTTGCTCCTGGTTTTTTATCTGGGTTGTTACGATACCACTCCGCAGGTTTTATGCCGTATGTTTTATGCATCCAGTTATATAGATCCTCATTAACCGGTGACGTTCCCTGAGCTACATCCCCATAATTAGCATATGAGGTAGGAAAATCGTTATCAACCATCATTGCCCCATGGTATGTAGGAATTGGGTTACCCGGTCCCCTATCGGCATTTGAGAAGAAGCATTCTGGGGATTAATTTTTTTGGCCGCCTCGCGGTTAGCTTCTTGATATTGATTACTCACCATCTGACCTTGATTAGACCAACCACCAGGTAGCATTCCCTGTCGTTGCACACCGTCAACAACCCCCATCTGACTATAGTCAAACCCAGATGGGCCGCACTGCTGGTTCATCATTGACCTTGACCAACCTCTGTCAACATTCTAAGAAAATTTTGAACTCTGTCATTAGTGCTTTCAGGAGCAACGCCTTCCATCTCTGGTTGCGTCATCTGTACCGGCTGCTGTCCTTCTAAAGGCATTTGGGTTAAAGGTGCAGATCCAGCTGCCCCTGTAGGTGGCATATCTCCGTAATCACGATACCTATTGTTAAAGTAATCTGCTGATTGATTGTAACCAGACTGACCTGGTTTTAACTTAGCTGCAAGACCTGGATTTGCTTGCGCCCATATCTGTAATCCTAATTGTTCTTTAGAAGGTCCGGCAACCGTATTCATATAACGTGAAAGCTCAGCCCTGTATTGATCGCTTTGTGTAGGGTCTGCGGTAACGCCGTCCCTTGTCCCTAGAACAATAGGTACAGTGCCTGCTCCTAATCCAATTGCACCGTCAATAGTGGGGCGTTGTATTGGCTGTTTGAAATTACCTTTAAAGGAATCAGTAACCATTCTATTAGCAGCTTCAGTAGCAGCAATCCTTTGAGCGCCTTCCATAAGACTTAACGTAGGGTTAGGAGACGCAGACGGCGACCCAGTAAGGGCACGCACCCATGGAGATATTTGTCCCCTTAATGACGAAGGTAATCCTGAAACTCCTGTGCTGGGGCTAAACGAGGCGGGTTGCTTCCTTACCGAATCAAGTTCATTGGAAACATATTTGTAGGCCTCGGGAGACATTAAATTTTTACCGGCATTAATTCCAGTAGTTATACCGGCTGCCCACGAAGGTAATCCGGGTACTGGTTTGCTGGGGTAACGTTCTGAAAAATATTTATTTGCAGTCATCTGTGCAGCTTGATCTGCTGCGTATTTTTTAACCTCTTGAAGGAACTGACTATTAACCGGCATGACTGCACTTAGCTTTCTTACAATAATACTCTCCAGAAACTTTTGTATGTTAGAAATTCTTGTGAAAAAATACGATACCGGTATAAAAATATTTCAAGCCACGGGCACAGATGGTTCTGATGTGTACTTAACCTGTAAACCTAGTGGTGATATTTGTCGTTCTGCCAGTTCTTTATATATTGCAATGACACATGCGGAACATTTCAACACTATTGAAAGAGGGGAACCGTGGCCAGGAGCCTAAAGTTGTTAGTACAGACGTTCTTAAGGTGAGTTGATAGGGTTCTGACACTGGGTGACAATCGACTGCAGTGCAATGAGTTTGGCTGGTGAGTTGGCTGATCCGTAATAAGGTGTCGCCGCTCGTAACTCCTATAGACAAAAAAAGAGGTCGTGCGTAGCACACAGCGATAGGGTTGTTATGGTGTCTGTTAGGCACTACCCCTTTTTCTTTCTATAGTAATTAAGAGTGGACTCAGTTTTTTAGCTTCCGTGGAGGCGGCCTTGACATCTACTGCAGCACAGGCTATTGTCAGTCAGCGCGGAACCCTATCAACTTGCTTAACGCTAAAAAGACAGGGAAATTTTTTATTGAAAGGGGTTTAGGAACCGAAGACTTGGTTTGGATCCTTAAGTGTTTAAAGCTGTTAAAGGAACGGCTCCCAGATGACTGCTGCTGGCCCCTGGATAAGATCAACCATGCCTTCTTCCACGGGTTCACACTCCAGCGAAAGAACCCCTTTGAGGATCCCTCAGCGTTGACTGGGGTCTCTACTGGTAGGCCTCGATATAGAGGCAGGGATGCACGTGCTTTAATTCTCGCTATTGCTGGTAGGTACGGGGAGCCAGGACAGGTTGTTGTAAGGAATGTTTCTTGTTCTTCCCATTACTGTGTCAACCCAAACCATTACTACTGGGGAAGTAGGAGTGATGTTCAGTTGGAGCGGTTAAGACGCAACGGAACTTCGTTGTCACGGGAGACAATTAAAGAAATTAGGACTTTAAGGAATACTGATCCACAGCGATACACCTATCAGAAACTTTCTGAGGAATTCCATCTTTCTTATAGTGTTATACGTGGAATCTGTAATAAGGGTATTTACTTACCGTCCGATCCAACAACGCAGAAGCTTGTTATAGTTCCAGAGAAGCTAGGCATCAGCTCTGAATCACTTGAAATTACAGAAGAGGATGTAATGGACTACTCCAACATTGAATGCATATGGGGTCATAAGGGTAGGTTTGGATTAATGGGTGAGTGCTTGACCTGTATGGAAGGAATAGAGAAGGGCAAATGTGAAATAAATCTTAAATCTTTTGCTTTTGATAAATATTGGACTGTCCGTAGTTTTTGGGACAAGGTTGATATACCAAAAGATTTAGACTCCAAAAAATGTTGGGTTTGGAAAGGTGGCAGGAAACCTAACAACGAAACCGTTGCGTATATGCCAAGTCCTTTCCATTCCGCTAAAGCACAGACAGCACCGCGAGTTGCGTTCTGGGTCTCAAGGGGGTATACAGGAAAGTACAGAATCATGCACACACAAAATTGTGAACCCGGTTGCTGTAACCCAACCCATCTAACAATAAAAGGATTAAAGTTAGGAGACCAGCCAGAACAGCTTACTAACTACGACCTTACCTATGGAAACATTTTTGAACAAGTTAGAAAAAGTAACGCAGAAGCACAGTGAAATTTTACCTACCTGCTACCACGAAAAAAATTCTAAGTGGATTGGAGTAATAGCTATAGGACCTGATAACTACTGGACAGAACCTAACGCTGATAAAGATGAGATTGAAAGCGATTTACGTATATTACAAAAAAGATTAACTTATGAATTAATAGAAACAACAGAAATGGAAGGGGTTTACCCTGAACGCGCTACAATAATAGAAGAAAAATATCAAGCAAGTGGTAGGGACAACGGACTATACACTGGCTTAAATTTAATCAATGGCACTATACCTGACAGCACTACCGACTAACCTGGGCTTTACAAACCTAGGCACAGTTCAGGCTTACCCAACCGGCGGTACAGGGCCAACCGCTTATGGTCCAACAAGTTATTTTGGTAGTGACCCCCTGCCTCCAAGACCTGGCGATAGTGTTAACAACCCAATTAACCTTGGTGATTTAAGTTCATTTAGTTCGATTTCTAAGTCGTTAACAATTTCAAATTCTCATGGCGGCTTAACAAGAATTCAAACAACATTTTATAAAATGCGTTTACTTCAAGCGCGTGCAATACAGTTTACACAGAACTTTAGCCAAACTTCTTACGACTCCAAAACGAATAGAAATACAATACTTTCGTTTTACGTAATTGAAGATGGTACGCACAGAAGAGAGCTCCCAATAAACTCCAATGGTTACGTTTACGACATGTCCGGTGTTCCATATTCTGATTCAGATACGGATATAGTTGAAAGTCAGTCAAAAGATTATCCGAACATTATGCTTGCACCTAGAGATTATTTATTTTTAATAACAAATGATATTCGTTACATTGAAACAACTTACTCAATTGGATTAATAACATCTATTAATGATTGGAGGTATTCCGATGAAACATCTGAAAAAGATATTAACTTTGATGCAATAACAGGAACAGTAGACCTTGCGTTTGATTTTGGCGACGTGACTTAGTTTATGCTACTCTATTAGTAGCAAATCACTTGTACCATGAAAGTTGTCACTGTTGAGCAGCTTCAGTCAGATTTTGACGCTATCATGGACGATGTTGTTATAAATTTAGAACATTATAAAATTATCACTGAAACTTTTGCTGTGATGCTTTTACCGGTGGAGTCTTACGGTATATTGCTTGAGGCCTATGACGAGTGGATAGAAACAGAAAAACTGTCAACTACTGTTTAATAATCAATATTTAAAACCCTATAACCCTGTTTATTAAGGTGTTTTAACTGGGTTTTGCGCTGCTGCTTTAGCGAGTAAATCTGCTCTTGCTTTGTCAACAGCAGCGGCGTCTTCACTTGGTGTAGAAGGCGCAGCAGGTGCAGGTGCAGCAGGTGCAGCAGGTGCTGCTTTTGTTGGAGTAAAGAAAGATCCTTCTCTGTTGTAACCCTTACCTGCTAAGGTTTTAATTTCTTCTAAATCAGCAGTATACATATGTCGGTTTAGTTCAGGATTATAAAAACGTTGTACTTCTTGTGTATCTGCCTGAGCAGTATCATAAACCTTACCTACATCACCTTCATAATTAAATCCTTGAGAAATGGCAGAATCCCGTTCTTCTTTTGATGTTGTAAATAAATGGTTAGGTCCACCCGGCTTATCACCTGGTCTATACAAACGATACAAAGTACTTGCACCGGCAGTAGTATCACTAGGATCCAGTGTTTTGAATGCAGTATCACCTTCTTTATTCCAACCACTTAATAATTCTGTGTCTGGCGTTGAGCTATAAAAATGTTGTCGAGTACTTGGATTATAGTAACGATTAAATTCGCGTAACTTAGAACCTGCTTCAGTTACAGGGGTTGTATTGTTTTTTACTGCATCAAGATAATCTTTCTGTTTCTCGTCAGCAATTGTAGTTGCTGCTGTAGTTGCAGTTTTGTATAAAAGTTCTCTAGGAATACCGGTGCTTTCAGCTAAGTATTTATCTCCTTTGGGGAGAGAAGATGCATAAGTTGCGGCGGCTTGGTATTTTGTTTGTTCCTGAGTTTCGCGTAAATCTTTATCTGTTCCTACGGCAGCCTCACGACTTGCTTTGCTAAGTGCCCCCATATCTTGGAGGCTTTTTAAATATTTCTCGCCAACAGCAAAAGCCTCTGGCGTTGTAATGGAACGATACAGGGAAGGCGCCGTTGGCGCAGGCATAATTACCGTAGGTGCGGTTGATTTCTTGCTTCCCATAATTACCTATTTTTTTACATGGATCTCTATACTGATATTACTACTAATAAACTGCGCCAGATGGACCACCCCTACTGTCCCAAGGGGCATGAAGACGAGGAACAAAATCAGCTCAGCGTAAGTGATGGTTTTTTTCATGGGGAAGAAAATCCTTTACATATGGCCCAGTTTAACGAACTATTGGCCAGTATGTCTACAAAGGTTATGCATTCATTAATGACTCAGCAAGAAAAACAAATAGCAAAGGCTTTTTGGGAAGCTTGCAATTATGGGGGTAGGCCAAAACCAGGGGATTTAAAAAACATGGAAGACAAGAGAATTTACTATGCATGGGTACTACGTATTACGCATGCAATACAATGTGACAAGTTCTTAAAAAACGTTAAGATACCTATAGAAACGTAATGGAACACCATGTTGTCGGATTATTTGATTGAAGAAGGGGAGTTACCGGCGCTATCGCCAGTAAAAAAAACTTCTATTGACCCAAATAAATACGTAAGCTATAGGTTTAACGGTTTAAACATTTCAGAAGTCACAATTGAAAATATCAAGGAAAAATTAGTACCCTCGTTAGCAGACCAGGTGGAAATGTTTTTGCCGCCGTCAGGTAGCTTTGAAGACGCAGATCTGAGAAGGTATTTAGAACTTGTTTGTAGCTACGAAACATCCACAAATGATTTGGTTTTGGGGCTATCACTTGCTGATCAAATAAGAATATGTTTTAGCGATATGGTACCGGCAAAAATATGTGCTAAATTCCCTGACATTGACCTTGCAACAAAACGAAGATATAGATGTGTTGCAGAATATTTGATTCGGCAAGAAGAATTAATTAAGATGAGAGACGAGTCAGGAAAATTAATTAAGGAAGTCGGTAATCTTGGTAAAATGGTGGTAATTTATAGGCCGCTACCCAAAATAAGAGAAACATTGAAACGTTCAGGGTTGTTTGCATTTATAAAGCAAGCCCCAGGGGAGACTGGAACAAAATAATTTTCTGGTTATCCGACCTGTTTTTTTATTCTTTCTTTGTTATTATCGTTATTAACTTGCAACTTCAAAAATGACTGACTACAGGAAACAAAAACTAGCTAAATTAGCTGGCAACACGCCAACTGAAACGGAACGTGTGCTGACCAAGCTTGTCATTGAAAGAATTTGCGATGACATGTGTGATTTTTATGATCGGTTTTATTATTTTGAAGGCCCCGGAGCTATGGTATATGTTCCAACGGCCAAAGAAGAAAAGGATTCAATGTTTTACATGTCGGTTGCAGCTCTAATTGCAGCCAGAGAGGATATGCAATCAAAAGACATGGATGGAATTGCTGAGATAATGCGTAAAGCTATTGTTAAAGCTGAGTCACTTGACCTAGAAAAAGAAGCTTTATTTATTATTCAAGACCCCCAGCACATGTCGTTGCTACATTATAAGCGTGAAAAAGGTGTTGCGGATCTTGTACCTACATGAGTTATTACAAAAACCTGCCTCGACATTTATTTCTCACAAGAATCTTAAGAATTGAAGAGGATTGGTTGACTCCCGTTGAATACCTACCTTATATATATGCTTTACTTGGCGACATTGATTTAGACCCTTGCACAACAGAACACGCTAATAAGGAATATTTACGTGCAAAAAAAATTTATACATTAAAAGAAGATGGTTTAAATACTCATGAACAGTGGTTGGGAAAAACATATTTATTCCCCCCTACATACGGACGTTGCTCTTTCAATAAACAACGTGGTACATGGAGATGGGGATTAAAAGGAGGCCACACCGGTAAGTCCCCCTCTTCTGTTTGGTTTAAAAGATTAGAAAAAGAATGGAAACTTCGTAATGTTTCAGAAGCTTTATTTTTTTCTACTAGCCATGAAATATTAAGAAGCTGTCCAGAGATATGGAACTATCCAGTGTGTATACCAAAAGATAGGGCAAGGCTGATACACGGTAAATTTATGAAGGTCTTAGGCGCACCGTTTACGTGGGGGTTTTTTGTTTACTTACCTAGTACGGATTTAGGTTTTAATCAAATTGAAAAGTTTCAACAAATTTTTTCTAATATAGGTAAAGTCATCTGTTAAACAAGCTGGCGCGAAACGCATTTCTAAAGCCATAGGTAACGTCACCTGGGCCAGACATGATAAACCTATCCTCATCTTGACCATCTGAAGCTGCGTTCTGCTTAATCAAATCTTTTGAATTGTTTATATACCTAGTTAAGAATTTTTTACCAGAGGTATTGTCGGACACACTTGAACCATTAGGACCATCGGTTTCCTCATACCGATTATCAACGTCATAATCCTGACTTGTTTCTAATTTCATGCTAGTATTTGGGCAGATGCACTTACTGCCGTGATTACTTTTCAGTCTACCCCAGGTGAGGATACCATCTCTTTTAACTCTGCCAACCCAGGCTGTAATTTCCCCACTGGTAGTTTTGATTGGTATGCAGACGACAACTGGGAGACAGAAACTAAAAATATTTTTTCTACGCCTAACTTAATTTCAAATAAGTTAAGCGAAGGCGTTTCGGATAACGTTTACGCGCCAGTGCATTATACAAAAAATGAAGATATAGAATGCATAGAAGCAATTAAAGCGGCACTAGGAACTGAAAAATTTCGTGGCTACTGTCAAGGCAATGTAATAAAGTATGTGTGGCGTGCCGACCATAAAAACAATACTTTAGAAGATTTAAAAAAAAGCCGGTGGTATTTAGATAGGCTTATTGCTTCTCATGAAAATAATTAAATAGTTTTATTAGAGCCAAGGCAACCCTGTTCTTGATTCCAATAACGCCAAAAACGCCGCAAAGTTTCTTGGGAGGGATCAAATTCAAGTAATTTGCGTTCTAAATATTCAATTGCTTTTACTTGATTTGGCGTACCTAGATAACTTTCTCCTATGTTTAGAAGGCATTGATTAAGTTTGCATTTATGTTCAAAAAATAATGGCACTTCTTTATCAGGTGCCATGTACATGTTTAGTTCAACGCGGCGGCGTTCTTTTAACTTATTATCAGCGCCAAAATAAATTGAATTTATCAGTGGACTCCACTCCTTAATAATCAACTTCTTACTGGCGTAAGAGTTTATTAACTCAAGTAAATAAGATTCTTTAAAAGCAGCTAGGCCTATGCTATGAGCATAGCTTAATAGTGCGGCTCTTTTTTTATTATTTAAACTTACAAGTACATAGGCCTGCACCTTTTCAGCAAAGGGTTTAAGGTCTTCTATTAATTGGTTGTTAATTTCTTTTACTGTAGATTTAGTGTGCCAATTAACTGCATGTTTTTTAATTTTTTCACTGCCATAACCAATTTTGTAGTGATCAGCTCCTTCTTCTTTATAGCAACCAAAGCGTCCAGAACCTAAGTAAATTCTTGGCGTTGTATATAATTGTATTAATTTTATTCCGTCTTGATTCAAAAATAAAGGTAAAGTTTCCTTATGGGACAACAACGCTGCCGTTGTAAGTGACTTCTGAATACCCATCTAGCTCCAGGAGGACAATGTAGTTTTTGGTTGCATCTGTTACGGTAACAGCAACTACGCCTTTACTGCGACCATCCTTTGCTATGTTAGCAAAAGTTTTGTACCCTGCTGGTGCAGTAGAGCCGTTGTAAACGTCCTCTTGAAAAATTTCCATGGTATTGACACCATTACTTCTGTCTAACGTAACTATTAGACTACCAGTACTGGCTGGGTCAACGCGAAAGCCCCTAATGTTCAGGCCAGGGGTTGAGGATGCGGACGTTGTTCCTTGGTAAGTAACTTCACTTCCAGCATTAACAAAAAAGTTGTCAATGGTCCCTTTGATTGTTCTGGTAGGCATGGTAATTAGGAGAGTTGGCTTTTTGTCAGGTAGTTAAACTTAATTTCAGCGTCTATGCCGTGTTCTTTCATGATACCAAAGAACAACTGTTTGTCCATCATTTTTTGATGGAGCATGTCGATAAACGCTTCTTCTAGTTCATCTCTGTCAAGTTGTTTTAAGCTTAGCGCAGCAGCATGTAAAGCAAACTGTGCATCCACTGGTAGCTCTAAGGCGTGAGTGTCCATCGGCTTTCCAACTTATACTGTTATTTTAGCAGTTCTAAGTTGCTTTGTCGCTTGTTCTCTAGGATAAACCAGAGTTGACCCTTGTTAACGTTTTACATTTACCAAGGCGTTCCATACTTGTTTGGCAAGAACGTAATCCATTTTTGCTCCATTGCTTGTTTAGACATATTGTGCCTAAAGCGTAGGTGCTTCCAAAGATTAATCCTGATAAAAGAATAATAGCAAACACTTGCAAACCCGCTTTTAAACTACTATATTTTAAGCAACCCTACACTCAGTACACAGTGATCAATAGTACCATAACAGCTGAGTTTATAAAGGCAGCTGTTGCTGGTGTAAGTAAAACACAGGTGATTCGTCACTTTAAAGAAAAATATAAATATACCGATAAAAATATTGAAGAGCTTATAAATGCTTGTTCTTTCAACAAGAAACCAAAAAGAATTAATTATAACTTATTTTCTAATCGACCAATAACAAAAATAAAACAAGATATAAGTTTTCCTTTTACTCAGCTCTTTATACATAAGAATTTTTTATCGTCAGCAACGTGCAAGCAACTAATAGAAGTAATTAACGCAAGGTCAAGACCCTCTACGGTTGCTGATCCAAGTGATCAAGCTGTTACGTCTGACTATAGAACAAGTAAGACAACTGATCTGCATTATTTTTATTCACCATTTTTAAATGCGTTGGATTGGAAAATCTGTCAATTTATGGATCTAGAACCATTTACCGGCGAAACACTGCAAGGGCAAAGCTATTTACCCGGTGAATATTACAAGGAGCATCATGATTTCTTTCATCCCAGAACAAAAGAGTTTTCTATATATACAGAATGGATGGGACAAAGAACCTGGACTGTTATGTGTTATTTGAACGATGTAGAAGAAGGTGGAGAAACTTATTTTAAACATCTAAAACTAAAGGTTAAACCTGAAAAAGGAACGGCTGTTATTTGGAATAATCTATATAGAAACGGTATGCCTAATTACAAAACACTTCACGAAGCATTGCCACCAGTAAGCAACAATAAATATGTAATTACTAAATGGTTCAGGTCTTGGGCGTTAATTTAATTGGCGGCAATATTAAATTTAACTGTTGCAGAACTACCGCCGGACTCATGGAAAAAATTAGCACGTATTTTTTTTACCGGGAACCCACTGACATTATATGCATAGGTACCATTTGCGGTGATTTTTTCAGTACGCATTACACCGAAATTTATACCGTCAAGACTACCCTCTAAATTAACATCAACGTGGTTATTTACATTTGCAACTATAACAATAAATGTATAGTTACGTGTGGATAAATAGTTTGTAATATAAACATCAACAGCATCAGTAATACCGGGGGCGGACAGTTCTGGGAAATCAAAAAATACTGTTTGCTGATAACCCTCGAAATAACTCATGACTTATTTAGCGCCAATAACAAAAGAAGCGGTTGGCGAGCCTGATGAAAATGAAACTAAATTACAACGGATATACTTTAATGGCATATTAGAGTAAGTTACAAAAGTTGTGCCATTACTGGCAACAGTAGTATTGCCTGCCGTATTTAAATTAAAGTAATTTGTTCCATCTAAACTGCCTTCTATTTTAAAAACAACATTACCACCAGCGGGGATTGATGCGGCAGTGACTTGAATTAAAAAGTCAGTTAAAGATGATATATTCTGCTCTGCAACTTGAAAGGTTGCTGTTGCACCTGCTGCCGAAAGTGCTCCTGAGTTAAAAAATACGCTATCAATAAAACTAGGATCAAAGCTCATGATTTATTTTTTGTAATCTAAATTGGATTTTAGCAGCCATTGATTTTTTTTATGCACCCTAGCCCGTTCAACTCCAAGATCTAAGGTCAACTGATCTCCAATGAGGTTTGATTCAGTAATCAAATCATTGAAATTGCAAGCAAGTGTGTCGTGGTTTGCGGCTATTTGGAGAATAATTTTGTCCTGGCTAAAACAATCTTCAAACGGTAACTCAGGCATATTTGAATATGTTAAATCCATTACGGTCTTAGGTGTGGCAATACCTAAAGAACGGATATGTTCAGCAATTGTATCTATGCCTTCCTCCATTTCACGGTATATTTTTTCTGTCAACAGATGGATTTCATAAAATTTACCTCCCATTAGTCCCCAATGGACAAGTTGAGTTTGGTGGTAAACATTTACGGAATCCCTTAAGCACTGCACTAGAAGGCAGTAGCAAGAAGTTTTTTTATCGGTTAGGTCTTTTACCATTTAAATTACCAAAGGTGTGAGCACGCCCAGTATTTAGGCGTATTTTTATCCGTGGGTTTATCACATCCCATTCTAGCCCTAAAATTTTTCCTGCGTTCTTTATCTCCATGCTGGGTGTAGTCTTCGTAACCCCTTCGCCCGTAACGCACTATAGCCTCTTTCCCGTCGTGACAAGACTTAACAACCCATTTATGGGTATCGCCAGCTGGAGCACGTTGTGGTTTATTACACTTCATGTGCTCTTTCGATAAACGCTTAGCTTTAGCGTGGTCTGCCATACCTACATTCGACCGGCTAAATTAGTTGCTACATCCTGAGGCACAGCGCCGTTATCTGCAATTTCAAAAGGGTCTGGCCTTCTGTAAGAATTTAATTTTTGAACATAGCCAGCAAGAAACTCAGATGGCACCATTGCTGTTTGTTGTCTATCAGGTTGCGATCCATCCAACATATGCATCCTCACAAATATACGGAATAGCCTGATGAGCAGCGGCTAGGTTTAAGGACTTTGGTTTCTGCTCTGTCCATTCTTTAATCTTATCAGCCCTTTCTTTAGTGTATTTAGGGTTACCGTCTGTATACCATAAGTCAAGTTTTTGAGATCCTTTAGATGAGTTACAAAAACCGCAACAACAAGCGAGATTATTTCTTGTGTTGTGACCACCTTTATGTTTTGGAACAATGTGATCAATTGTAGCGGTATTATGACAAAGTTGTTTTTCACAATAAGCGCAGTTCCACTTCCACGCCTCAAAAATACTTTGACGGAATTTTTTTCGAGCAAGTTTTGGAGTGAGAACAATTAGTTCAGCTAAGAGTTCATTCTCAGTGTGAAACACGGTGAGCTCATGCTTCTAAATAAAAGATATGGCGCATACATCTGTATACTTACTAACAATAAAATACATGGTTCAATGTAAACCACACACGTGCAGCTAATCTGGACTCATGATTTGACACGCTTCCAAGATTTGTTTATTGGCCTTTTCTTCTAACTGTTGCTTTAAAATATTAAGAACTTCTAAAGCTCCCTGGACTTTTAGATAGCCTTCTTTGCTAGAAATTAAATTGGCCTCTGCTGTCCTAATTTCTGATGTTAAAGACTTTAGTTGCTCTTGCAATCCTTTTTCCAGTTCTAATACGTTTTCAATCATCAGCCTAAGATAACTCTTTAAATATTAACAGATTTTTATTTAAACGCAAGGTTACCCCTTACTTCCCTTAATGATCCAACCCCAGCCATTAGCACAGCCGCCGTAAAACAAACGTGGATTTAAGTTTTTAAAACTATAGTGCCTGTTTTTACCTGCACCAGGTGACTGGTTCTCCCATACTCCATTAACTAAGTCTAGGTCCCCATAAGGGTCCTGAACCAGCCAGTAACTGCTACTATATCCAGAGATGGTTATGAAATGTCCACCTCCACGTGGGGCGTCTATCATGCCGTGATGAAGTATACCAACAGCCACGGGCTTACCTTTATCAATCTGATCTTTAATATCTTGTTCTTCTAAGTTTGTATAAAATTTTGCAGATACGTTAAGAGATTCTAACGCTTTATAATGAGCATCCCTAGTGGTCGTATCACCAAAGCGTTCAACAACTTTTAAATAATCTGTATCATCTTTTATTTCTTTTACGTTAGTGTATTTTAAACACATTGCAATTGAGCTTGTCTGACATTGGCGCCAGCCCTCGGGGCCGTTATCTTTTTGATCAAAGAAAGGAAAGTTACGTAGATAACGTAAATCTCCATCCTGTGCATAAGGATGTATCTTCGGTGTTAGTCCACTCCAATGATCATCATAAATCCACCATCTGCCCATTTTGTTTCCCATTTCAAGCAAAGTATGTTTATCTTTTTTTTCTAAAACTTGATTACCTGGGTAAGTCCGTCCCTGATAAACCTTTGCTTTACTGTCATTAGCAAGTTTGTCTGCATGCTTAGGCTCTTTCTTAAACCAAGTTTGCTGAAGAGAGGTAACACTAATGGTGGTTATTTCTTCTTTCTGGTTATTAACAGCACAGAATAACTTAATTTCTTCTGTTCGGCGTCTTATTAAACCAGCTATACTCTGACCATCACCGCCTTTTGTCCACTTTACTAATTCCTGTGTTGCTGCAATATTGGTGTTCTCTCCGCTATTCAAACGTTTGCGTAGAGTAGATTCACCTAACGCACCAGCTCCAACATTATAAGTAAAACTTACAAGTGCATCGAATTGATTCTGATTTAAATTTATTGAAATTAATTTACTTACTGATTGTTCAAAAAAGTCTAAATCTTTTTGAAGTAATTGTTCAGCCTGTTGTTCTGTAATAGTTTGGCCAACGTATACGTCATCTCCTGTGTGACCATATCCTATTGTCAACACGCCAACCACGTCGTAATAAGCAGTAAGCCTGAGGCCTTCAAATCCTTTTATTAATTTTAATCCTTGTACAGATGTTTTCACAATGGTGGCAAGTGTTAATACTAAACTATACCAGAAGTCGTTGTGCCTGAATTAAATGAAAGATAATCTATACCACCAGAATTGGTAACGTAATCCGTTGTACCAGAATCAATCACTGTATCTGACGTAACTAAGTTGTCACTAGCACCCTGCACAGGCCAGGAAGAATACTCAGGTGAAGTAACAAAATTAGCTAAATCATTTGTTGTTTTTGTAGCTTTAATTTTTGAAACCTTAAGACCTGATGTAGTACGTATGTTTTCTCTCCAGGTTTTAATGACTGGATCTGTTTCTTTCCCGTTATCAACAGAACGCACAATCATCCAATCCGTAGGGCTAATTAAAGTATTAGCAGTCTGCCTGGTTTGATCCACCCACTGAGTAACCAACTGGTCGTGGTCTTTAGGTATTCCTGGTGCCCAATAAAACCGTTGATCATAGTAAGGGGGATCAGGAACTTCAGTAATTCCAATTGCTTTTCGGTCTTCAGGGGAAGCAAATCGGATCCAGTTTGAAGGGTACTGGGTCCCATCCGGCGTCACAAACGGAGAATCTGGAGATATAGGCTTACCGTTTAAAAGAAACATTATGCTTCAGGTTTTTAATCATTGTAAGCCTTCTTAGCCCCTGTGGTGTAGGAAACCGAAGCCATCCTGGCACATTAACCGATTTTATGCTAAGCTAGGCCAACAAAATTCCCACCAATGACAACACTACTTGAAGCCTGGGAGCAATTCAAAACTGAAAGAGCCATTGCACTATGTCCGACCAGTCTGGTTGCAGACTACAGGCAGGTGGGTAACTGGTTAAACAAATGTCCAATTACAGATTTGAATGAAGGAAGAAAAATATTAACATGGATATTAAGTCAAAAACCTGTTAAATCTAGTCGGCGTGTAACAATGTACATAAAATCGTTATATCGTTGGGCATCTAGTGAAGATATTAGGTTAATTGATAAGAACCCAATTGTTAGTTTTAAAATGCCAAAACCACCGCAGGAAGATGTAGATATTATTGTAATTCCACGGCAAGAAACAGAGTTAGTTCTGAAAGCACTTGGATCAAAACAAGCCCGTAACGGGGCTAACTGGGCATTCTATTCTGAGTTTATGTTGCAAACCGCAATGCGTACTGGCGAAGTGCGTGCACTTAAATGGGAAGATATAAAAGAAAATAAAATCCTTGTACATAGTAACTATACTCTTACTCATGGGTATAAAAATTCAACAAAAACAAATAGGAAACGGTGGGTTCCTTTAAATAATAGGTGCCAAGAAATCATGGAAGCCGTATCAAAAACTAGTGAATATATTTTCCCTTGGAATAGGTATGCGTTTCAAAGTTATTTTTATGATCGAATGAAAGAGTTGCATGAAGAAAAACTTATTCAAAATAGGTATAGACCGTATGACTTGCGGCATACGGCAATTAGCCGGTGGATTGAAGCTCAGATTCCGGTAGCACAAGTTGCAAACTGGGCAGGTAACAGTTCAGAAGTTATTTGGAAGCATTATGTAAACGTTACTCAGGAGTATGAAATGCCTGTTTTATAAAACCATTAAGTAGTGTATTCATCATCAAAACAAAAAACTTTATCAAGTTCATGCCAGATAGCGTCTTCTATTGCCAGGTGAATTGAGTCTTCTTCTGGATTTTCAACGTGTTTATGGGCACGACGATAACCATCTCGAATACCCCTATCTATAGCATCTTCAAGAACTACACGGGTTTTAACTTTCATTGCATGCTTATTAAATTGAGTTAATCAGCCTTACGACTAAGGCTTATTAATGTTGTTAACACAGCCATCATAGATGTTATGGCTCTGCTATCACTGTCTGCACAGGTTGGTTGAGCTTCGATAGCTTTACCTTCAGGAGTGCCTACATACTTAGCGTACCAAGGCCATGCTGTTGGAAAAACATAAAATCTACAGGCCCCCCACTGAGCGACAGTAAGCAACATGATTGAAGCCGCTGTAGCAAGTATTGAACGCCAGAGCCAGTTAGGCATGACCACGCAAGCAACTGTTAAATCAATTGTAACAAGTGTTTTGTTTTTATTTTAAATAATCGTCCTAAACATGACGTTAAACTGCTTAGATCTAATCTCAATCCTATCCACAAACCTTCTCAAATTTTCACAAGGCATATGAAAAACTTTTTTCTTTCTTGTTCCTTTATATTTGGTCTTGGTGCAGCCACCGTGTCATCTTACTGGGGGCTTACTGATATGTATCAGTTAAATAAAGCATATGAAACACAGAATAACCATGCGGAGTTACGACATAGAATCAATGTTTTTGCGGACGGAACGTGGATTTTACTTGGAGTTGTGATTTCAGTTGTCTCGGTTTGTGGGATTCACAAATCCCATGGGGACACTTGAACCCAGTGGTCGTTGATTTAACCACCCAATGTTTTCCAAGGCCTTACCCGCCCCGGCAACTGCGTAAAAACCTTTCTCACTTGGAGAACCTTCAACAACTTTATTAAAATACCAGCTAAGAGGGTTGTTTGTATTGTAATTATCTGTTACATTGACAAAACCAAAACGATCTGGGGTTGCTGAATATTGGCCAATTGCCATATTTGCAGGCTCATCCCTTAATTTTTCATACCCTTGTCTATATTTTCCGGTGGTACTTAATCCATAATTAATATCATTGTTTGATGGTTGAGCGTAGCCAAGGGTTTCATACCTATACTTTGCCGCATCTGGATTATCCATTACTCTAAATGGTTTACCCAATGGACCAGCGTAGGCCTTGACGCCAGTGGCTGCTGCCCAGGTGTTTCTATCTGTTGTTGGAACTGGAATTAATCCTTTATCTAAGACATCGTTGAAAATTGCCGGAATGCTTCTACTTGGTTTAACATAATCTGAACCATAGGGAAGTGACCCTTTAAATACTGTCTTATCAACATTTTCATAAGCTCTACCAGCGCCACTGTAAACATCGGTTCCTAATTTATTCGCGCTATTAACAAATTGTTGTGCTTTTTGTAAAATGCTTCCGAACAGTCCTGCCGTATCTTCGTACTCCAAGTTCGGATTATAAGCAAACGTACCTTCCCCTGACTCTTTGATTGGATCAAGGTATTCTTTTAAAAAATTGTTAGGATTAACAGCCAACTGAATTGAGCCTTTCTTTACTAATTATAGACTTGTTTTTTTAGTACACTTTAGGAACTCTTAGCCACTTAAGTTCTTCGGTCACCCCCACAATTTGTGTTTAAACAAGCTATACTGAATAAGTCAGGGAATGAAGATAAAACTTTACAATTCCTTACACTTCTGAAACCGAGATCATCAGAAGTAAATCATCTCTAATACCCGCATCTGAGGGTGATGTGGGAATAACACAACCCGTTCGTCCCCCGGACTCATACCTACCCTTTTAAAAGTGACTGCTTCAATTGCCTTACAAGAACAAACGAACCTATGGCAACAATTTTGCCGTTGGGTAACCTCAACTGAAAATCGGATATACGTTGGTTGGTTTGGAGTCCTAATGATTCCAACACTTCTTGCTGCTACCGTCTGCTTCACCATAGCTTTTATTGGTGCTCCACCTGTCGATATAGATGGGATCCGCGAGCCTGTATCTGGCTCTTTACTTTATGGAAACAACATTATTTCAGGAGCGGTTGTCCCCTCCTCAAATGCAATCGGATTACATTTCTATCCAATTTGGGAAGCTGCTTCCCTTGATGAATGGCTCTACAACGGCGGGCCGTTCCAACTCGTCGTATTCCACTTCCTCATTGGCATCTTTGCTTACATGGGACGCGAATGGGAACTTAGCTATCGATTAGGAATGCGCCCTTGGATCTGCGTTGCTTACTCAGCACCTGTTGCTGCTGCGACTGCTGTATTCCTTGTATATCCTTTCGGTCAAGGTTCTTTTTCTGATGCGATGCCATTGGGTATCTCTGGTACATTCAACTACATGTTGGTGTTCCAAGCTGAGCATAACATTCTTATGCACCCCTTCCACATGCTCGGCGTAGCAGGTGTGTTTGGTGGCAGCTTGTTTAGTGCAATGCACGGTTCATTGGTTACCTCCAGCTTGGTTCGTGAAACCACAGAGAATGAATCGCATAACTACGGCTATAAGTTTGGCCAAGAAGAAGAGACCTACAACATTGTTGCTGCTCACGGGTACTTTGGAAGACTTATTTTCCAGTATGCTTCGTTCAACAACAGTCGTTCACTTCACTTTTTCTTAGCTGCTTGGCCGGTTGTTGGCATCTGGTTCACTGCTCTAGGTGTTTCTACAATGGCGTTTAATCTTAATGGATTTAATTTTAACCAGTCAATTGTTGACAGTCAGAACCGTGTTGTACCAACTTGGGCGGATATTCTGAACCGTGCTGGACTTGGTTTAGAAGTAATGCATGAAAGAAATGCTCATAACTTTCCTTTAGATCTTGCTGCTTCTGAGTTAACTTCTGTTGCTCTTACTGCACCTTCTATTGGTTGATAAATAAATTAACAGTTCTTAAGACCTTCTTCGGAGGGTCTTTTTTATTGGTAAGATGTCCATAAAAATTGTTAAACAATCTCTTTTATATCATATATATATATAGTGATTAGATGTTTCAAACAATCTAGGATTCTCAAGATAGCTGCTCTATCTCCATGAGGTTTTTACCAGCAAGATAGCTATGAAGACGATTAGCAAAAAGTTCATATGGAGCCTCTCCTGTTTCCAGTGCGGACGTAACAGCAACGCGCCACATTATTTCTTGCCTTTCAAGATCAGGTAACGGTTTTAATAGATTGTACTTGTTCTCTACAGAATCAGGTGGAATTGTTTTCACAACGTATTGAGCAATAACTCGGTAACAACCCAATGCTTCTTCCATGTCCATTCCACCGTTGATCAGATCAACAGCAGCTAAGAGTACGTCGTTTTGTTGTGGTGTCATGTTACTAAATCAGATCCTTAAAAGGAAGCAGTGTTTTCTGATCAATAAGTTTTTTGGCTTCCTGGAAAACCAAATCCAGTTCATCAGCATCCAGGCGCACGCAATTATCTAGATCATCACCTAATTCACGTATTTTTATAAAACCTCCTGCGCCTTCGTCGTCAATAGAAATCTGTAGGACCCCACGGCCATGGACAGGATTCGTACTTGTTCGGTGGATAGAAACTGTAAGAATAGTTGCTACTGGAGCGGGGTTAGTCATGGATTGGTGATAAGCAGCCTTATTTTACCGCGTCAAACTTGAATAAGATTGAGGCTTATTCAAAATTGAGCCGCTTTCTTTGAATAAGTACTAGAAAATTACAACCCAGCCCAATCGTAGTTGACCGGACTAGTGTGCGGGACTACTAGGCACACCTGAACTGTCCGGAATTTCCAGAGAGTTGCAATGTGCAGTATGTGCACAGTACTTGATCGGTAGCCCTTTGGCTTCCACGGGTGAGTAGAGCCAAGGACTAGGAGGCTTTAGCAGCATAGATCTTCCAGGCAGGACGACAACGCCCACGTGCTTTATCTAAATAGCCGTCTTTTGCCCAATTTTCTAGACGTGCTGCTTTTAGTGCATCAAGATAAGGTTTGGCTTCTGCTTTTGTTTTAAATCTTTTTGGCGGTGTTGCTGCACCAAACTTCTCAATATTTTCTGAGTCAAGAGGTAATGCAGTTGTCCAAGAGTCTGCAATAGAAGTGGTTGTTTCCGTGACGTAATGAACCCATCCTGGCTCGTATGCGTAGTCACGGATCTCGTACAGTTCGGTGGTCATGATCTCCAGAGGATTGTGGCCGGCAGCAGGAGCTGATACTCGCTGCCTAATCATGTTAAGGCTTTTTCACGATTTTGCAAATTTGTGAATCCATGAAAAAGTACCTGACTGTTCGCTATTTGCAAACAGCAAACCCGTCGATTTCCACGGGGTTAAAAGTGGGGCGTTCTAAACTTTTGTGTCAAGCCCTGTCTGAATCGAGTCTGGGCTGGACCTCGACCCAGCCATCGACTGTGAGTTTGTAAAGTTTGTTATCGGCAAGGCGATGGATGGTTTTGGAAGAAAATCGTTGCCGAAGCTCGGCTTTGCGGCGTTCGATTTGTTCGCGGCGTTTTTCGCTGATGCTTTTGGTAAGGTCAGAGAAGAAACGTGTCATTGCCCCCAGCATCGTATCCGTGTTCACTACTCACCTGGCACGGGCGTATTGGAATGGGTTTTCTGCAAAGGCTGCAAATATGTAAGTGCCACCGTTTGTGTTAAAGGAGCTATCAATGTTGCGTGGCTTAAAACCGTTTGAAAGCAGATCGGTGTTGCCGTCACCGTTGACCGTCTCTGCCTGAGCTAGGTTTGGGAAAAGGCGAGCATCAGCGACGTTGTTGGGGCTTCTAGATGTGTCCAGAATTGTCCACTGGATTGCAGAATCGGTACGTTTCACCATAATCCACCTCGGCCTAAATCCGGTATACACAAACGGCCCATCTGCGCTGCCATTGCCGGTGTAGCTGCCGAAAGAAGAGTACCCGACTACTGGGGCGAAGCAGTAAGCAATTCCTTTTTGTCCATTGGTGAAAATAGAAGACTGCCTATAACCAAACGTTGTTGAACTTCTGGTCCAAATAGTTGCGCCAGACGTAGCCTTCGCCGCAGTTGTATTCAAGAACAGATAATCGGAGGCTGTATTGCTAAAAGAAGAATGAAATACTTGCCATGGATCAGTACCGGAGTCTCTGTTTTTTACAATGATCAAATCCGGTGATACGCCTAACCCATGACCCGTTGTTTCAATGCCAAAGGTGCCGTTTGAAGTCCATCCAACAACGCTAAACCCAGCACTAACATTCGCCCTCACCTGACTAGTGATGGAGCCTGCTGTGTTGGAAGGATCTGTTGTGCCGCCAGCATTCCAAGCCCAGGCAACATATGTAGAACTACTAGTATTCAGTTTTGCCAAACTGCCAACAGTAAAGGTATTAGTTCCAAACGCAGTTAACCCGGTGGTTTCCGTTGTTTCAGCAGACGTACTGTTGCTAACTAAATCTTTTTGCACACCACGGACTGCGTCATACAGCGCATGGTTTGTTGCACCTGAGCGACCTTTCAACCATGCAAAATCTGGTGTAAATGAAATGCTGGTAGGAGTACTACTACCATTTGGCAGCGTAAGGCTAGATCCTGTGCCGGTATAAGTAATAACATCGAATACAGTGGAAGGCTTGGCGACTAATGGGGCGCCGAGGTTGGTATCGCATAGTGCCTTGAAGCCGCTGGGGGCGGTGTAGGCAAATGCGCGAGAACCTGTATTTAATACGAAAGTATTTGTAGAGTTTGAGCTACCATTGAATACAACAGGAGAAATAACTCCAGATACGTTGGTAAACGCAGCGTTTGTCCCTGCCGCCGGATCTCCTGATGCTTGCCAAGTATTATTAACACTAAACCATATTTTTGAGTTGTCGAGATCAACTGCAACACCAACAACTGCGTTTAATGCTGCTTGGTTTCCGTAAGAAGTTTCCACTCCGTTTGAAATTTTTGTCCCCAGATAGGTATAGAATAACCACGACCCTGCACTAGATCGACTTGTTTGCGTAACTGATAAATTGCAAACTCCCATAATAATTGCATACCTACCAAGGAAATCCGCTGTAGCAGTGCCAACAATTTCAAAATACCACTTACCACTGCTTACACCTTGCGTACCAAAGATTTCTCCTGCCCCAGCAATCACGCAATCAAGATTGCCATTAGAAAAAGTATTGGAGTTTTTTTGATCAAGCGGATTCCACGTGCAGTAATTCCCCCTCACCTCACCACCCACGTAGGTATCGGTGCCGTAAGAAGTCGGGGTGTCTACGAGGCTGTCATTCCCAGCACCAGCAGTAACGCTGAGGCCAGAAGTATTAAAGTAATTTGCATTACCTGAGTAATCTTTGCCGACCCCAACATTGCTGCCACTGGTTAGAGCGGAGTTATCGCTGAACTTCAGCCAGAATCCATTCGTACCAAATGTGCCGGTGTATGCCTTGGGTATGAGTTGCCCAGTAGTGGCACTGACTTCTGTGAAACTGCTGGGGGTTAATGCCTGGCCGTCGATTAGGAATACATCGGCCAAGTAGGCGTTTACATAATAATCGGGTGCCGGATTTCTGCCGATGTTTTGCTGTTTTCCCGATACTAGAAAACCGGTAAAGTCGTAATTCTGAGAGGGTTGTGTTCCAGAAGTAGACTGACGGCTACCGTTGACATATATTATGACCCGATCAGCGGGGGTAGAGTTAGTGGTGTCAATTGAAATAACAATATGATACCAAGCGGAAAGATCACGAAATACTGCGTTTGTAGTTACGATTCCAGAGGCTCCTTCATTGAAATAAACTTGAATACTGTCGCCAGAAAATCTAATAGCGTCTCTTGAGCTTCCAGACACTGCAGCAGACAGTCCAAAGTGTTGGACCGATCCAACATCTAATGCCGCTCGTTTTACCCAAGTTGAATAAGTAAGTTTTCTAGAACTTGTCGCTGAAGATGAGAAGGTTTTAGACAAGTAGGCACTGTCACTACTATTGAATCTGAGCGAACGTTGTATTTGGTACTGTCCGCCAGTGGGGTCACCAAATAATAAAAGGGGGTTGGTAGAACCTGGAATAGACATAATTATTGGGTAAGGTTGTTTACGAGTTGACAAGCAATGCTTGTACTTGTACGTACAGTATAACCAATTAAGTCAACTGCGTTTGCTGTAGTAGTTAAATTTTTAAACGATTGGCCGCCAGGGAATTTCCAATGGCTGCCGTAACTTAAAATCCTGTTTCCAGTTGCATCCTGCAGAATATAAATCAAACCACTCTGCCCAACAGTCATGCCAGTTGGGTTAGCAAGTGTTCGAGGTGTTCCGGTCAAAGTGACTGTAAAGTTATTGGCAACTGTAAAATCAGGAGTAATTGTAGACCCATCGGTTAAAGTTGCAATGTTCATTGCTCCGGTGCCTTGAACATATATTTTTGTATTACCTACAGATGCTCCTATAGCAAGATTACCGTTAGCGTCAAAAACAGCACGTTGAACACCTCCAGTAGTAACACTAATTTCATTTGAGCCGCTGCGATAAAAACCAGTGGTTGGTGCATTATCAAATGTAATACTCGGTGCACTATTTGAACCATCTGGGAAACTGGCCCCAACCGCAACAAAATCAGACCCAGCAAGAACAACCCCGAAGAAAGCCCAACCTCCTGTCGGAGCAGAGGCAAATACTATGTTCGTACCCACTAAATTAAAGCCAGCTGCACCGGTTGGGTCTGGCTTTTGAATTACACCGTTAACAGAAATTAAACACTGTTGTGGGTTAGATGGAAATGGGACAGGTGAAATACCAGAAACTAATAATGGAAAAGACGTTGTAACGCCGTTAAAACTAGACCCAATATTATCAATACGTTGGTAACTTATACCAGGTGTTAATGTTGTGTTTCCTATATAACGCATGTCAGTTCCTATTTATTTTTTATTGAGTTTGGGCCAGTAGTAGCAGGTGCTGCTGGCCATCGGACCTCATTTAATTTTACACCGAAAAACGTTTGTGGTAAGTCCCTTAATTGTTGTCTATAAGATACCCAAGCAGATTGATCTACAGTGCAACCAGAAGTAACGGTCCAGTCTGTTGACTTAAGTAGGTAATTTCTTTTCAAAATAATATTATCCCAAGAAGTGTCATCCAGTTCAAGAACACGTTCTTCAAAGATTCTTGATTCTAAATCTTGAAGACGCTTTTCTATTTCAATAATTTTTAAATTATATGTTTCTTCTTTTAGTTCTCCTTTGTTTTTAATATCTTCTTTTAAAGAACTCACCTGTTTGTACAGAATGTCAATGTCACCAATCGTTGTTAGTCCTGTTGTCATTATGTTTGCTCCAGGTAGCTAATCATTATGTCAAGTGCCGAGCCCGTATCTGAACTGGCGCGGATAACATCTGATGGTTCTACAATCAGTTTATTACCTTGTACAAGTTCTAACGAGGAGCCTGCTGGCACCGGCCCATTCTTTATAAGAAATACTGAATCACCAACTGCGGAAGAAATATATACATTTGCGTTTGCACTGCTACCAGTTTTGTTTGAAACTAATACACTAAGAATAACAAGAGTAGCAGAGCCACCCGCTGTAAGTATATTAGTAGTTGCGCTTGATGTTACATCAGCTGTCAAAAGGCTTGACTTTGTATCTTTTTTAAAAGTGTTTGCCATTTAACTTAGAGCAATAATTAAGGTTAAAGTGTCAGATGAAGTAGTAGTGCCAGCGACACTAAGACTTCCATTAACGGTTAGGTTTCCAGAGAAGGTTGCACTCCCTGAAGAATCTATTGTAAGCCTTGCAACACCGTTCGTCACCAAAGATAATTGGGCCTGTACTGAACTAATAATACCAGTATTAATGCTGTTGGCAAACTTAAGAGCGCAACTATTGAGTGCGCCGGGAGAAAGTAAACAGTTGGTACCGTCTTCTCGTAAAAGCGGAAACCCGCCAAGTGTTATCGCATCATGAACTATGGCTGTAAGTTTCTGTGTATCAACAGTAACCTCCCCCAGTGCACCAGCAAAAGAAGCTGTCTGAGCAGTCGTACCACGCCTTAGTTGTACTTGAGTTGCCATAATCTATTATGCCACGTTTGTTATCAGTCTAGCTGTTATTCTCGTAGCTGATTCAACATAATAAACTAATACGTCAACGGCATTTGCAGTTGTCGTAGCTGTTGGTGTACCACCTGAAAATTTAAAATATGAACCATAGGCAATTGTTCTGGAGCCGGTACCGTCCTGAGTAATAACTATTGCACCGCTTTGTCCAGCAGTTAAGTTTGACGGATTTTGGATTGTAGTACTTACGCCTAAGGTTAAGGAAAAGTTATTAGCAACAGCAAAATCTGGAGTAATGGAAGAACTACTTGTAAGGACACTGATCGTTCCACGTTGCGCCGCACTGTAGCTTTGGGCTAAGCCTAGAACGGCAAGTGTGCTGGTAGTAGCAGGAAGAGTTAAGGTTCCAGATGCTGCTGCTGTGGCAACAACTGTAGTAGTTCCTGATGAGGAACCAGTAAATATATGTCCGCCGGTACCAGCGGTTAATGTTGTTGCTGTTAAAGCAGTTAAGCCAGCAATGCTGGTTGCAGTGCTTCCAAGAGCAATTGACGTAGAACCAACGGTGAGGCTGCTATTAGCAAGCTGTGCGTTCGGAATAGCACTTGTGCCAAATACTCCAGTAGTACTGTTGTACGTTAAACCTGAACCACCAGCTACACTTAAAGAACCTCTAATATTTAAGTCTGTAACTACTGAATAGGTAATAGCGCCAGAAGTACTGTTATAACTTATTGACCCATAACCACTACCGCTGTTAGTAGCACTTAAAGCACCTCTAATGTTTAAATCTGTAACTACTGAATATGTAAGTACTCCGGTCGTGTTGTTATAGCTTATGGACCCGTATCCAGTTCCAGTATTTGTTGCACTTATTGATGACAACAGAGCAACCGTACCTGTTGCATCTGGAAGAGTAATAACACGTGCGCCGGTCGGCTGTGCAGGTACTAGGTCAATATACTGACCAACTGTAATTGTGGCGCCCGTAAAAAGAATACCCGCGTAATCAGCTATTATATGTGAAGCACTGGTAGATGGATGTTTTATTTCAAGCCCAGCGGTTTTTAGATTGGTAATATCAAAACTTGTTACTGTAGAACCTAAAGCAGCAGGTGTAACACCAAAAGTAATACTACTGTTGGCTAATTGAGAGTTTGGAATAGCACTTGTACCAAATACTCCAGTAGTACTGTTGTACGTTAAACCTGAACCACCAGCTACACTTAAAGCACCTCTAATATTTAAGTCTGTAACTACTGAATAGGTAAGAACTCCTGTACTGTTGTTATAGCTTATAGACCCATATCCAGTTCCTGTGTTTCCAGCAGAAATTGATAACCGTGCTCTAGTATCTGTGTAATAAAGATTTGTACCCTCTGTTAAATTTGTTGTTGTATTTCCAGCAAAGTCCAGTCCATCCGTCGGAGTATTTACTTCTTCAAAAAGCCCTGAAATTAAAACAATAGGTTTTCTAGTTGTCATGCGTGCACAGGTCTCACCTTATTATCTATATTATCAAGGGTATAGTTAGACACTACGTTAAAAGTATAGGTGGTTCTAATTCCACGGCAAGTTGGGTAGAAGTCACAGCCTTACCCACCCTTGTGATGTAGTAAGAAGAAGTAGATGGAGCAGTAGTTACTATTGCACCAGGAGAACTGGCAGATAAAAAATAAATGCTACCTGGGGTAAGTCCTGTTGTTCCCTGTATACCAGCAAAAGAGGCTTGTAAAAGTTGGCCTGTTGTTTTTGTTTCACGGGCAAAACCAATAACAGTAGCTAGTTCAACAGTGGAATTAGCGACGGCCTTACCCAACTTTCCGTCACTGCTACGCATATAAACTGCCTCACCTTGTGAAACCGGCTCAAATGTAGTTCCTATAATTGACAAGCTTGATCTTACTGGTAAAATATTTGCTATATTTGTTTTTAAATCTATTAAAGATTCAATTACACCAAGATCATTTGGTGCGTAAGGATTTAAATCAATAAGTTGAGTTCCATCAACACGAATTTGAAATAGTATTCCCCTTTGTGTACCTATGGATTCAACAGCTATGCTTGTTAATGTACCTGCTCCAGAAAGAACCGTTATCCAAGTAGCTGACGCATATGTACTACCAACCGCAATTCCCGTTGCGGCAACACCATTTGCGTAGACTGTAGCTATCCCATCAGTAGAACAACAAAGTAGTTCAACGGACGTGGAATAATTTTTAAAATCAAAAAGTGTCCCAGTTGCTGTCGTACTATTTATTGCATATATACCGCTCTGGTTACCTGACGTGAATACAGTGGCCCAAGAAAGACCTGGGTATAAACCAGTATTACTTATTGGTGTGATTGACATATTTACCTTAACCTAATTGGCGGTTCTATTTGGATAACAAATTCGCTGGTTGTTGATGCTTCTCCTACTCTTGTTACATATTGACCAGCGGTACTTGGTGGCGTTGTTGTGATTTGGCCAGCAGTTGCAGCGGATAGGAAATACAAATCCCCTGGATCTAAAGTAGTTGTAAAAGTTTGAAACCCTGCAACAATAATTCTTGCTGTTCCGCCTGAGAGAACGGCCTCTTCAGCAAACCCAATAACACAGGCAGCGTCAAAAGAAACGCCGCTTGCAATAGCTTTGCCTGCCTGACCATCTGCTACTCTAAGGTAAACCGCATCATTTTTATTTACGTTCTCAAAAACCACAGCATTAAATCCAACTCTATGTGGAACATATGCATACAAACCATCTTTTAAATCAATAATGCAATCCACCAAACCCCTATAATTAGGAGCATAGGGTTTCCTAGTAAGCGTGAACCCATTACCGGACATCAAATCAACGAGTACAGTAATAGCCCCTTCTATATTGGGATCGTACCCTGTTGACATGATACCTTTATTTTTCTGATGTTATTCTAAGTTGTTAAATCCTTTAGAATAGATAGTAAGAGGACTAAAACAATGCCAATAGAAACAATTATAACTGCTCTTTCTGCAGGAATTGCGGCATTTGCCGGTCTGTCCAAGGCCTTGTATAATTCGCAAGAGCGTTTGAATAAACGTTTTGAAAAAATTGAAGACAAACTCGACTCTTTAGAAGATCGTTTAATCAGGGATTACGTATTAAAAGAAGACTTTCTTCGGGAAATGCAGGCTGTACATAGTAAATTAGATAGGATTCTTGACAGGGTAATGCGTTAAACAGCAACCCAGTTAGCACTACTTGTTAAGTATATAAATAAACCTGGTATAGCTGAGTCGTAATGAAGTTGTCCGTTTATTGGATTAGATGGTTTACCAGAACTAACAGAAGCGACAGCATTTGTCGCTTGAAATGCTGATCCATCGTACACCTTAAAGATTTTTGTACTGGCCGTATCTAACCAGGATTCACCCTTAGAGTAACTTGTGTGGCCAGTTGGCGTAAGGTTGGGGGCGGTACTGCCTACGTGTGTGGGACCTACTTTTATTAAGCCGCGTGTAGGCCCTGACGTATTATCTGCAAAATATAAACCCGGATCATTAGCGTTATGGTTTAAAGCCATTTCTACGCCATCGGGGAGTACGCCTAATCTTGTTGGAAAAGGCCGGTCATAAAGAAGGTCTGAGAAGCGACTTAATATTTGAACGGTCATGGTTAAGAATTAATATAACGTCCAGAAGATACTACCGTATCTTGCTGCACATACGGATCATAGCTGGAGCAATTAATAGCGGTCAATGTGGCTGGATCTTCCGTAGGTGTTCCATTTAAATAAGCGCCTCCCCTAATTGCACCAGCATCGAATGTCGGCATGTAATTAATCAGAGGTTCATCTAACATGGCAAATTTAGTGCCAAGAATAAACTCTGGTTGCAAGTTTAATAATTTACTGATCATTGAAATCATTCTTTGTGTACTGTTTTGTAAAACACCTTGATTATCTAATGTTCCTGAAGACCCTCTACGTATTTCGTCAGTCATTAACATTACCAAAAGTTGTGGGTCAATATTAGCAACATCTTCTGGCAGGTTCCTGGAACCTATAATTGACTGCGTGCCAACCCACTTTTCACCCTGCTTAACCAAGGCAAAACGTTCTGCAGCTTTTCGTAAGTTTTTATTTTCCTTGTCAAAAGATATATAAAATGTATCCAAAGAATCACCGACAGGTTTATCACTAGGTTCTAAAAGCCATGTATTAACATAATCATGTTCTTTCAGGTTTTCTACAACGCAGTAACCGCTTGTGTTGTTTGAAAATGGATAAACAATAATAAAACTATTATTGTTAATAATTTGCGTAATAGTATACTGTCCTGACGTTGCGCCGCCACTTGTAAATACAAGTTCAACTTTTGTATTAGCCTGTAATCCGTGATTTTCTGCGTTAATTGTAATGTTCACACCAGATTGAACATACTTGGCGCTAATAGATAACGGAGAATTTCCTTCATCATGCTTTAAAGAAAACATTGCGGCGTATATATGCTTACACCATCTCAATTGATAATACATTAAATTAGGAAATGATGTATCTGATGTATCTTCATAAGTCGGTAGTTGATAAAAATTATTAATAGCTACGTGACCTAAGTCCGAAAAAACACCTACATTATCCCGTTGATTAATTAAAGACCCATCTTTATCTAGATACTGACCAGGTTTTGTGGAACCAATTGCAGTAACTGGGAACTTCTTGTGCATTACCTCTTCAAAAAAATTATATCCTGATCGCCTAGTATAATCTTGACATGTACATTGATAACGAACTTCGGTTGTCAGAAACCTACCCACTTCAAATCCTCTTGAAGCTGGTACCACTGTCTCTGTTTTATTGTTTATTGTTTGTGCACCATAACTATCAGTGCGATAAAAAACAATTTCATTTGAAGTTGCATCAATTGCACTTACCGTATAACCAACATAATCATCATATCTAAATCCCATTATTAAACGAATTACTGTTACATTACCGCTTGTTGTGCCGCTAGTAATTGTTGTTATTGTAAACTGTGTTGTTGAAGTAACAGTAATAGTATATTGACCAGAAGTAATAAGCCCGCTACTAACTAATAAATAAACAGTGTTACCAGTTGAAAGGCCGTGTACAGAAGAGCAAGTTACAGTTAACGTAGAACTCGTTCTTGAATAAGTTGCAGATATGCCCGGATCTTTCTCAATCACCCTATCTACCAACCGCTCACCCAAAAGAAAACTTGCTGCAGTTGGTAAACTTCTAAGTCTTGTTCTGAGCTCAGTCCAACGAGTGTCTGTAAATATTGTTGATAATTGTACTGTTAAATTACCTCCTGTGGTTAACGGTGCAGCAGCAATACAAGTAAAAGAGTTTTGAGTTGTTGAAGTAATTGGAAGTGTTGCATTTACTCCGGCCCCAGAAGTAAACACAAGGTAAACATTCTCCCCTACAAAAAAACCATGATCTTGTTTTGAAACTGTTATTGTTGTACCACTTTGGGAATATGTTGCATTTCTTGCTGTCCCTAGGTAACGTACTTCCAGTATTGGCAAGCCGAAATTATAAAAATTTAATGAGTTTGCATCTCTTATGCCGACTAATTGATTACCGAGTTCTGAATTTGTTGTGGGAAAAGTAAAAACACGTATAGGTATAAATACACCTGGAAACTGCTGAAATGAGCAGTACATTCTATAATCACCACGCTGTGCTCTTTCTTGAGAAAAAGAACCTAAAACATTTTGTGTAATTGTGTATAGTTCATAACCACGTCTCCATCTGGTCCACAACGCATCCTGATCGTAGAATCGGATATTGCTTCTGTATTTTAAATCTTTAGGGGTAAATTTAAACGGGTTTTCATCTAAAAGAAAATCAGGTATTACTGGTTTACTAACATCCTCAAACCCTTTGGACAAGCCGCCATCAAAACTTTTTAATGGCTTACCACTAAAACCTTTAGATCCAAAAGGCATTTTAGTTCTTAATAGTAACCCGCTTGCACGTTACAGTAAAAACCATTTGTTAATGAGGTTGTACCACTAACAGAAACATATAAAGCTTGTCCACGTTGTAACATTAACCCGCGCATTTTTGGAGATACAGTACTATTAGTACTACTAAAGTTTGCCCCGGCTTGCGGTACTGGGTGGTTGATCAAAGGAAGAACTAAATTTGTAGTAAGACTATACTCAACGTTATCATAAGTTGACGGTACGCTTGCAACAAACAAAGGAAAAAACTGGTTGGTATTAGTAATTGTTGATGTATTTAATAAATAGAACCCGAAATCAGTTGGTTGGTATACACTTACGTTTCCGCTTGTTGTTAAAGTTCCTGCGCTAGTAACTGTAAATGTTGTAGATGTTACGGCGGAAACAACCGCAATTTCATCAACAGCAGTACCACTTGTATAATCAAGTCCTACTTTTTGGCCAACACGTAGATTGTGATTGGCTAATGTTACGACTACTGAAGATGTTCCTGTCTGAGCATATGTCCCGGCACCAGCGGTCTGTGCATCTATAAAAGTATTATTATTTTTTGTATAACGAAACCATATTTCATCTATATATGCTCCACTAATTGAGGTGTCTGTTTGTGCGGAATCGCAATCAAAAACTCTTGTACAATTTCCAATTGCTGTCGGTATTAAGCTTGTAGAAAATAACTGACCAGATGCTACCGTAACTAGGGTGCTTAAATTAGCAGGCCTATCAATAAGCATAGGCTGCTTGTTTGAAGAGGATGACGACAAGGCTCTACTTAATTACGTTGTTTTAATTGTAGCGTATTTCCACTAACCAGTGGTCTGATTATTTTTCTTTTCGTTTTGCTCTGTTTTTTTCTTCCAATTGGGTACGAGCTTTTGTCAGTGCTTCCTTGCGCTTTGCCTTATCGTTTTCTTTTTTTACTTCTGGCGTAGCTTCCTCTGACTCGTTTTTGCTAGCTGCTTTCTTTTTAAAATGTGCCAACAGCTGTGGCGGCATTTGGTTTTTACCAGGCATTGCTACTAAGAAATTTCGGGGTTACGGAGTTCAGAACTGCCGACTTGCAATTGTTTAAATGCAGACGGTAGTCCGGTACCTTGTTTTATATCATAGTTTAAAGCGCCTAATACATCACCGGCCATTCGTTGTTTTTTTTGATCAGTTCGTTGAGGAGAGACAAATTTTTCAGCGTTGGTTTTTAATGGTTCGTCAAAAGGTAAAGAGTCTTGACGTACACCGAGAGTATAGCCAAGGTCTGCTTGAGGTCTATTTGCTGGTCTCTCATCTGGTCGTCTTCTCCTATCCTCAGCATGGTCGGCGAGTTTTTTTCTTACTGTTCGTTGTCCATGTATACTCATTGTTCTTTTCTCTTACTTGCTAATTCTACGGCAAGGCGGGCTTTTTTTGCCCTTTCGGTATTAGGTACAAATTGCTTACCTTCTCTAGAGCCACGTTTTTTCTTATCATCTGTTTTCTTCCGTTCTTCTGGGGACAAATTAGCCCATGCTTTTTCTGGTAGGTAACGTTTGGTGTGATCAGCTTGTATTGCTTTATCAGCCATTACATTGCCCTGGTTTACCTCCTTTAGAACCGGATTTTATTCGATTCTTAAGTCGTTCCCTAAGTTCAGGTTTTGTATACGCCATGTAAATCGTTTTGTCTTGAGTTACGGCTCAACCCAACTGGAGGCAGTGGGTCGCTATGAGAGCGGTCAACCTCCCTCATATAAGCTGGGTTGTTTAGTTGGAACCGTGGCTCCTCAATACCATTGTAAGAGACTACGTATGGACAATGCATTATTTTCTCAGTGCGTTTCATGTTAAATGGGTCACTAAAACCTGCAGTAGTTAACGTGCTGTCTCCATATAAATTACCGTAGGTAACGGGAAAGCTCGGTTCGTAACCAGGGACTTGAGCGAATCTCATTATTCAAAAGTAGATGGTGTATTAAAGGCCTGTCTTAACGCTGCAATTGGATCAATTTGAGACTGTGTATTACCTGTACTTGTTTTAGTAAAGTTCTTTGAAAGAAAATCAGTAAGGTAATCTTCACTGGTTTTTTGTTGATTAGGCATACCAGGAACAAGAACAATTGTGTTGCCTGTTCCTTGCGGTGCGGTTTGAGGTTGTGCTGCCTGCGCCGGAGTAGGTGATGGGGATTGGCCGGTGGAATAGCTAGTAGGAAGGGAGCTAGAAAGCTTACCGTCTGGGGTCTTATATCTACCAGTTGCAAGCCACTCTAATTGTTGCTCAGATAAGGGAGCGTTTTTTGCTAACGCTAAATGCACATGTGTGTCATGGCCGGGGTCACCAGGCCCAAGTGCTTCGGTAAAGGCACCTAACTTTTTAGCACGCCAAGACAACTCCCCTGTGCGCTGTTTCCAGCTCTTAGAAGGACCCCCTTCGTAAGCAGGTGCCATGTCCGGCCTCCAGTCAGTAACATCAATTGCAGAGCCACCTGGGGTGTAATGGTAAGAACCTTTTGTATGCACATTGGAAACTCCTCCAAAAGCAGGATTTTCACCAATCTTTAATCCATATTTCTGAAGAAACTTACCTACATCAACAATAGATTTTTCTGACATAATAGTAGATCGCTTAATTAAATTCTAATTTAATTGTCAAAATAATTAACCTTAAAAGCATCGGTCAAAAGTTTCATCGGATCAATTTGACTGGATTTAATAAGACCAGTTGAATCGACGGATTGTTTTTCTTTTATAAAATCATTAAGAAAGTCAGTTGGTGATTTGTCTCCGGTGTAAACAACAAATGTATTACCTGTTTTAGATACCGCATCTGGAGTTAACGCTTTAGGCTGCGTAGCTTCTGCAGGCTGAGTTGTTGCTACCTGTTGTGAAGTTAAGGCCGCCTTCTCTACTTGAGGTAAGAATTGTTTGTATGCACCAGAGCTATATACAGACCAAGGTGTAAATTTATTACCAACCTCAGAATAAACTTTTTGTGCGGCAGCTAAATTAGTAGCTGGATCAAAAAGCTGTTCATTTTTTTGTAAACCAAATTGCTTTAATCTTGCTGGCCCCATGGAGCCGATCATATTTATCTGGGCCAGTCCGTAAGATTTATCACCAGTAGTTGCATTAGGGTTGTATGCATCTGGTCTACCACTGGACTCACCAAGGATGATTGCAGCCATGGTCTTGGCTTCTTTATCCTTAAACCCTGCTTTTTGGGCTAATTGTAAAAGCTGACTTGCGTTTAAAGCTGCCACTTTATTGTTAACCTCTCTAGCGGAAACTATTTGAAAGCATGAGCCTAGTGCCAACAGCAACGTCAGCAGGGCCTGGAAGTGCTTGAATGAATTCAGCTCCTTCCCGATCAAATCGATACCTAGCCTGTTCAGGGTTTCGGTAATTTGGAACATAAAGATGTAGGGCTAATCGATCCGTCTCGTATATATAAATCGCCGTCCAAGTTTTAAGTGTTTCTCTAAAATCAGAAGTAGCAATTGTACGATCTACGTCGCCTGCAATACTTTCAATACGATTACGCGGAATAGTATTGTTGTTAACACTACCAGTCATGTCGGTACGTTTCTCTGCTTGATCGCACCTACCTACTTGTTCGACAATTTTTGAATACCAGAACGAATCTGGGATGTTGTTGACAGCTTCCTCAAGACGAGCCTGATCACCAGCGGGGACGCTTGTAGTGTTATATCCCAGGTGCCAGCGGACTTTTGATTTGAGGAAGCTATCGAGTTGCATTACTCAACGCGGATAAGATTTTCTTTAAAGATTTCGTCCCAGTCAACCCGTTTGATGGATTTAAGTTGATCTAGTTTAACGAACTTTTCACCGGTCATTGAAGATTGTAAGTCTTTAATGTCCCGTGCTGTTTTTAATCCTACTCCAGGTAATGCGTCAGCAATTTGTCTTGCACTTGCAGTATTTATGTTAATCCTAACGTCAAGTGGAAATGTTTCTCGATTAGTTGCTTTTGCAGGTTTAACGCCTTCTTCTTCTAGTTGAGCAGTAAGACGTTCTTCTGTACGGATTTTTTCATTTGTAGCATCAAGATGTGGAACAAGGTCCTCTTCCGCTACATACCAAACTTCATCTTGTGAATCGACACACATGAGGATGCCCTCCCCATGCTTAGAGACAACTTCAAGAAGGGAGCCGGTGGGCTTGTATTGATACAGCATTTAAAAAAATGAAATGACAGCTATCAATACAATACCCACCTTAACCCTTATTGACCAGTATCAAGTATCGTTGCCGCCAACCTGAGAAGCAAAGTCAATGAAACCTTGGATGTCATTCCAAGAAACAGCAGCTGCTGTGCGCAGGTAATTAACCCGGCACAACAAGTAACCTGCCTTACCAGCATCAGAATCAGCTGCGCTGATAAAGACACCAGCACCGTTAACAGTGGTTGCAGTAACACCAGTGGTGCTAAACACCTTGAAGGTAGTATCTGCAGTCACCTTGTAGAGCATTGAGTCTGCAAGGTTAGCAGCGACAATACCCGCAGTAGTAACGGTGTTAAGGAAAGGAGCAATACCTGCTGTACCACCACCTGTAACAGCGGCTGAACCTTGAGTAAACAGGTTAGAAGCAGCAGTTAGGTAAGAGGATGCAGCAGCTAAACCGTTGGCCTGTGAACTAGGGATACCAAAAGGAACACCACTATTGTTAGGGCCAAGGAAGAGGAGATCGCTAGTTGTTCCGCCGATGTCTGCAGTTACAGGAGACGCGGGGAATCCAACTACACCACCGGAAGGAATGTCTTGTGCTACGGCTATAGAAGCACCGTACACATAAGCTGGGCGCAAAGTAGAAGCATTAACAACCAATGAAGTACGGTTATCACGTACACGGTCATCAACACGACGATCTGGTGAAGGTACAGTAATGTCAAAGCTCTTGTAGCTTGCCCTGTCGGCAACTAAATTGCTAATCTTTACATAACCAACCAGCTCATACGCTTCAATACCTGGCCAACCATAAACACCTTCTACGTTGAATGAAGAAAGGCGATTGATCTGAGCGCCGGGCTGGAGAATGTTTCCAGCATTTGTTTTGTAAGTTGCCATTTGTTAGTACCTCTTATTCTCAAATAATGGTGAAAGCAGAGGTGATAAAGTCCTTGTTCAAATTAGCAAAACCAGCGTACAGTTGCCAGATCAAGATAATGAAACGGCTAAAGTCATCGTTGTTGTTAATAAGAACCTGGGCGTTAGGGCCACCGATACCAACGCCTACTGCCTGAGGACCAAAGAATAGGCCTGGAGGAGTGGTGTGGGTAATGGCACCGCTACCATCGCCAATATCACAAGTGATGGATTTTTCAGCAAAGTTGGTTGACTCGAAGAAGCGTACTCCTTCAAATACAAATCCGGTAGGCATCACGGGCTCACCAGCAACAAACATTGCTTGGCCGTATTGACCACCACCATAAATTGCCTGGTTAGGACCAGCAGCACCCATGAGAGGGTTGCCTTGACCCATACCTGGGTAACGGGCGATTTCACGGAAGCCTTGATCAGCACGCAGATCCTTCATGAAAGAAGGGTCAGCAATACAACGATAGTAACCGTCTTGGAATACAGGAACGTTACGCTTACGCAATTGACGAACAACCTCTAGAAGGTCGGTCTTTACGTTAAACTTGTAACGCTCAGAAGCGTACTCGGTAGCACTATAAGAGCTAAGTACGGTAGAAGAAGACTTGGCCTTACCGTTGGGGTAGTAGTAACCGCCCTGTGAGTCGCCAGATGCGCCACGGGATTCTGATTTCGCCATCTCGTCAAGGAACACGCGGTCCCTCCAACGACGATAATCATCCAGAAGTGTCAACGAACCAATGGACTGGTGGAACATATTAAGGTTCCCGGAGTCCAAAAGAAGACGCTGAGCGGTCATCAGGGTTTCCCTAGCAATCTTGAAGGTGCTGGGAAGGTTTGTATTGTTAGGGTCGGCAGGACCAGTGTACTCACGCAAAGAAACAAGAACCTTGTCTTTTACGATTGCACGGCTGCTAGCTGTACCGATAGTTTGATCTTGGGTACGCTCGCGGCTGGTCTTTGTTCCAGGGTTACCCCAGAAACGATAACGGTCCAGCTGCACAGTCTGTCCTGGCTGTTTTGTGAAGTCATGGACCACAACGGGCTCAGCCGCCATCTCCACGATATACGCTGGGTGGGGGCGGTACAGCTCCGCGCCCAACAGCTTGGGAAAGTCGTTATCGATAAACATAGTGGTTACTCAGCGTAAGGATTAGCTGAAACCTGAGGTTAATTACCTCAAAGTATCTGGAACATTTGCTCCATTAATAAAATTATAGCAAAGACTTACTTACCCCGATTATTAACCCATTGGGCGAAATTGCGGATCAACTCCAGCGTAACCATCTACCATGTTTCCGTAACGGTAAGATGTAGGCGCCATTGCACCCATCATGTGATAAGGATTAGTTGTTGGCGGTTGTAAAGAAATTTGCTGTGCTTGCACTTCCGGATTAATAAAACCCTGGCCCTGTTGCTGAGACATTGCCATCATCTGCGCTGTGGCGGCTTGTTGCTGGGCAACTTGTTCTGGGGAAGATTTTTTCTGTGTGTTGTGTGACTTAGCTTTTGTTTTAGCTTTCTTGGCTTTGTTGTGGTCCATTAGCGGCGACCTTTTTGTTGTGGTTGTTGGGTTAGTTCCCCAAAAGGAAGTTGACCTGTTTGCGGCATATATGCTGACATATATTGCTGCTCAGATGCAGTTGCTTGATCTTGAATTATTTGTGAGGCACGTAAATTATGAGCACCCATTAATCCATGTGTTGGTAGGGGCGATCCAAAAGTATTTAAATTTAAATATCCGGCTTGTAGATCCGTTGGCATTACTGCACTCTGTGAGTGAGGGCTGCCAATTTTAATTGCTTCCCCAGCCATTCGATGTAATCCTTGCTCACGTTGGTAAGCTGATGTTAATGCACCGGTAACCGCACCAGCTCCAAATCCAATTAACGCAGCGGATCCAACAGGACCACCACTTGTTCCAATTGCAGCAATAAAATTAGCTGCACGTTTTCCTACTTTTTCTGTTGCTTGAACGCCGCTTTTAACTGCTTCTCCAGCACTGGTAACAGCGGATTGTACGTTCGGTGGCACATTAAACATTTTATGCCTCTATATTTAATAAAAAAGGGGTAGCATTTACTACCCCATATTCTAAACTTAATAGATCAAACTAATGATCATTCCATTACCAGGAGTTTCTGGCGGAATACATCAGGATTTTGTTGTGCTGCATTCAAATAGCGCCATGCATTAGCGGGATCACGGTCAGCCAACGAACCAAAACTATTCCAGAAATCCGCTGGATTGCCTTGTGTTTGCTGAGGCTGAGGAGGAACTGGCATGTCAGGACGCTGATACTGAGGAGCAACAGTTGGATTAACAAACTGTTGACCTACAGGCCTGCTGTAAGAAACTGATTCATCGGGAACAGGGTAAGGACCGTTTTCACCGAAGAACTCGCAAGTATAATCAGCAAGTACATCAGGATCTGTAAGAATTGTCTCGTAAGCTTTATGCTCAGCGGATAATTCTTTCAGTAGATTAACTGCGTGAATTAACTGGTTATTGGTAACAATAAGAGCGTCTTCAATTTTGCAAGAATAATCATTAAGAATTGCTGGACAATCAGCACCAAAATGATCAATTACACTAAGACTTGCTTCGCTTACTCCGTTTGCTTGGAGCTGCTCCCTGGTCAGTTCCTGAGAAGTTTGGGAATAACCGTTGGAGTAACCCTGGTTGCTGTTGATCCCAGGCGTATAGGTCTGCGTCCCCGCGTTGCTGTACTGGGGAGCCGCTTGGGAACTGTAGTTGGCCGGGGCGTACTGAGGGCTCGTTTGAGACTGTTGACCCTGGAACGGGAATTGGACCGGCGAACTCAGGAGTCCTACTACCCGGTTGAATGCCTCCTTGTAAGGATTCTCCGACTGGGGCGATTGTGGGGACGCCTGGTAAGCTTGGGGGTACGACGCTGTAGGGCTGTATTGCGTCTGGGGGACGCCCATCTGGGCCTGCATTTGCGGTGCTGGGGCCGTTACCTGCTGGTAAGGCGCCACCCATTGGGACGTTGTTGAAACCGTTGGCGCGTAGGCTGCTGTTTGAGAAACTGGAGCCGCGTAGCTGATCGGTTGGGTCTGAGATACTTGGGGTGCCGATTGGGTCGGCATTGCGGTATCGGCCTGCATAGGTTACCTCTTTTTGTAGGCTTTCGAGAGTTCGGTAAAGGAACGGTGTAAGATCAAGACGTGGGTCCGCAGCCATCGGTATATCCGGCTGCTGCGGATGCGGGGTCCTCATTTGCTGGTTAACCAGGTCAATGAAAGTAGACATCGCCCTCTGTACTTCACCCACCATGCGGAACGGGAAACCGGAGAGCATGCCTGCGATTTCGTCGTCCGTTTTTGAAGGGAACAAATACTTCAGTGCTTCAATGCTATCAACACCTAATTCCTGTAGGTTACGTGTAAAGATAGATTGGTTAAGTTTATCTTGAGCGGTGTCTTCATAAACAGGACCCATCCATCGCCAACAAACAGTTCTATCCCCATCTGGAGCAAGACCTAAGACCCCTGGCGGTATTGTTTTTGTTTGTATTGCATTATCAATTGCAGCTTGTAAACCCTGTTCATACTTATCTTTTGCTTTCTCATACTTTGCTTCAAGTTTCGGATCTTCTAAATCTTCAGGTGGATCAGGATATTTTAAGCCAGAACTAAAAGCAAGTGTTTTTCTGAATATTTGCTCCTCTTGAAAAATCATTAATTCAAAACATCTACAAATTCCATACGTATAAATTTGTAAACATTTTTTCTTAGCTGTCGCACTTACACGACCATAAGCTGATTTAATTTCAGTAGCAGTTACGTTTGTAATACTTAAGTCGTCAATACCGCCAAGAGCTAGGCGTATCTCAGATCTCAACTGTTCTGCGTATCTTGCTTGGTCAGTGCTTATTGCATTAGGGGTAATAAAACCAACACGATCTGTTGGCTCAAGGTTTGCAATAACACGCGGTACCCGCATACCAGTGCCAGGTTTTCCAATGTATCCAGGATTTTGCCTGGTTACATTGTCTTGGCGATAAGTAGAACTCGAAAGCGGAAAATCAGATTGGAAACCAGATTGGCTTGCAATACTTGGCCTTTGAGAAACATCTCCATCTTTTTGTTCAATAATGTCTTGTTTGGGGCGAGAAGACAGTAAAGTTGGATTTCCAAAGAAAGAAAGATTAGCTCTGATATTTTTTACCATCTCATCGTGAGCAATAATTTGATTACTCAACCACTCAAATTCCCCACTACCCTCAGTACCAAAAGCATCTGGATTATTAAAAACCTCAACGCAAGGGATAAATTGCATTGTGTTTACAACTGTCTTTTTTCCTAACGTTGCAAACTCTAATGTTGACTCAAAATTTAATTCTTGTTCGCTATGATACTCTTCAATTTCAGTTGCTGTAATTCTTAATCTCATGTAACGTTTATCTGTTGATAAACCTACCCCGGAAAAACCACGATTCGACTTTACTTTATAAGGGTAGATAATTACTACTTCTTCTAGTTCACCATCGGCGCTGTAGTATGAACGGTAAGCATCTTTATCAAACCAATATAAACGATAAGTTTTTTTAGTAGGCCTTATATAGAATAAGCCTTTTCCAAATGAAAGGAACCGATCCCAAATGGAATCCAACCTTGCATCAAGTTTATTAAAACGAATTACTTGTTGAACAAAATCAAATCGCTGTGTACCAAAATTATCCTGGTCAGGATAAAATTCCACGCCTTGACGAATCCCAAACATTTTCATCTGGGCAAGGTGAGCATTCACCAACATGGTGTCCGCAGAGCCACCTCCGTCTCGATTAACAACGGATTTGAGGATAGAATCTAACGCTGACTTGCTATCGCTCATTTTTGAAAAATACCTGTTTCTCTATTATGCCTCAATTTCGTAACCAGCGTGCAATCTTTTGAATGTAATCACATCGTCCTCTACCTCGACATCAAATTGTTCCCCAGGGGTGAGGGACATGTCGTGACAAAGTTCGTCGGGAAGTGGGAGCAGGGCGGAGCCGTAAGCATCCTGTTCAAGCTCGATGACGTAATAGCCGGTAGACATTTTTGAGTGTTTGTATAAGTTTAAGTTGCGTCAATACTCTAGCTCTAGTTTTCCTCTGGTCATTAAACCATTACAAAGCCAAATTAAAGCATCAACACAATCATCGTGAGAACTGACACCGAAATTTACGATCTCATCGGTTAAAGCCATAAATTTACGGTACCTGTTAAAGATTAGCTTACGTTGTTCAAATAAACCCATAATTCCCCTGAAACGCGCTACTTTGTCTCCGCGAAATCCTTTAACAGGATGCCAATTAACGTTATACAGTCCGTGATCACCTTGACATATTCTTCTAAAATCAGCTTCTAAAGATGCTTGATAGGCTACAGCTTCAGACCATACATCAATAGTGTTACCAGTAGGATGGTAATCTTTTCCGTCTTTGTGAACAACTCCCCACTCATACATCATTTCCATTAACGCTTCTAATTTTTCTAGGTTACCCATAATCCTGATTCGTTTGCAATCAATAATATGAATCTTGTCGCCAACCCTTCCGCCCATAACAAAAACAGTATAGTCATTTCGTTCCTTTACCCCAGCAGATAAATCAACACCAATACCTAAAGCATCAAACTGAGTAGCAATTTGACCTTTAACAATTAAATCTGGAGATACTGATAGCTCACTTGTTTGTACAATTTGATTTTGATATTGAAAACTGAAACTTATAGGAGCCTGACGACGACGGTCTTGTAGGTACTCAAGAGACCACATTTCTGGCCAATAGGAAACTTCTTCTCCTTGATCATCTACCGTTATTGCAGACTGAACAATTTGAACCCAATCATTACCTGGGGTAAAAGTACTGGCGTGAACATCATCATGTCGAAATCTAGTACCAAGACAAATTGCACGTCCACCTTCAAACATTGTAGGAGTAATAACTGAGTTCCAGTTATCTTCCATTGCTACTCGGATATCTCTGTTCTTAATGTCGTCAGAGCTCTTAATCGGGTCATCTATTATACATAAATGGCTACGTTTTGAGGTTACAGCACCTTTTAACCCAGCGCAGCAAAGAGTAAATTCTTCTTCACCGGTAGATCTAATGCCAGCAAACTTCCAATCAATACTCCAGTATTCATTACTATTGATTCCCTTAGCAATTTTTACCATTGGGAACACTTCTTTATATGTTTTACTTTCTTCTATGATTCTTTTAATGGCAGCACTCTTTGGTCTGGCTACATCAACAGTGTAAGAAATATAAAGAATTTTTAACGGTTTTTTGTTTAAAGCATGTACACCTATTGTCCACGCTGTAAATAAACCTAAAATTGTACTTTTTGCACTACCTCTGGGACCTAGTATATCTACATTTGGGCCAGCTATATCGATTAAACATTCCGAACTATTTCCAGTACATAAGTGCTGGTGCCAAAGAAGGTGGTGTGTTGCCGGTGGTTTTTCACCGACTGCCGTGCAAAAATAAGCAAAATCTTTTCTTGCCAGGTCAATATCAATATTGGAACTCTTTTTTACTATCTGTTGTTTTGCTGCAGCACGTGCGGTCCTTCGGTAAACGGAGTAAAGGGATGTACCTGCCATGCCATTAGACTAAGGCACTAAACCTTAAGACTCTTCTGCCAATATTTTTGTCCATACGCCCATAGACGCTTCTTGAAGTGGTCCTTCAATAGGGTCGTCACGAAAGATTGATAGCATCTCCCGTAAGGCACGGTCTGCACCTGCAAGAATCAATCCTTGTTTATCTGTTAAAACTTTTTCATCATTTAGTTGTTTTATTGAGCCGCGTAATTCTTTTTGCAACATAGCAATCCGAGCTGTCCCCATATCTTGTTTAACCATTCCAAGATCAATTGCATCACGTAACTTTGAAATGTCTAACTGCATTAAATCAATTTCTTCTTCTAATATTGCGTTAAAATTTTTCTTTGAATGTATTTTTTGCGCCCATTCATCACACTCAACTATGCTTCCAGTAAAACCTAAAAACCTTGCATAAAGATACATTTGTATTGGTGATAGCGTTTTCTTGCAGAACGCATGGAAAGATTCTCTTTCCTTCTCCGTTAACTCTTCAATCCAAGTAATCATGTTCGATACTGATTTTGAGCTTGTTCATAATCTCTATTTTCTGCATAACGTCTGTACATTTCTTTCTGTAAATCAGAAGCCCGTTGTTCGGTTGCTGATTTACCAATAGTTTCTCTTTCTTCTTCTCCTGCGGTTCTAATTCCTAAACGTTGTTCTGTGCCACTGGTTTGAACAGTAGAACGTGTTTCGCTACCGGTTTCTCTAATTCCAGAACGCTCTTCCGTTCCTCTAACTTTAGTTAAAGATTCTTCGCCAGCATAACGTTCTTTCTGTGTTGAACGTTCTTCTTTACCTGTCTCTTGAATTCCTAGACGTTGTTGGGAACCTGATTCGACAATACCCAAACGTTGTTGAGCGCCTGATGTTTCGATACCCCTACGTTCTTCTACACCTCTAGCACCTATTAAAACCTGTTCGCCTGCATAACGTTCCCTCTGTGTTGAACGTTCTTCTTTACCTGTCTCTTGGATCCCTAAACGTTGTTGAGTACCTGATGTTTCGATACCTAGACGTTGTTGAGCCCCTGAGGTTTCAATACCCTTGCGTTCTTGTTCACCTTTTGCGCCAACTGTTGCGCGTTCCTCCTCACCTTGTTTTCCTATTGTCATCCGCTGTTCACCAGCAGAAGCCTGTTCTCTTCTAATGTCTTGATTAGTAAAGAATTCGTTTTGACTGCGATCTATTTCTGCACCAAATTCTGCATTTGAACGTGCTTGTGCATTAGCAATCTCATCTAAACGTACCTGAGTCTCATAAGACTGAGAAGGTACGTCAGTTGTTGTTGGAGGAGGAGGCGGCGGTGAGTAAATAACTGTTGGCGATGGTGGTTTTGAGGATCCCATAATTAAATTTTTATTAAAGAACTAATTTAATAAAAAGCTGTTCAATTAACTTGAAAAGCTCTTTCCAGTATAGCCAAGTTTTGCTTGTTGTTTTGCTGATGTATTCAATGACGCTATTCCTAAATCCTCAAGATATTTAGCTTGTGCTGCACTGGTAAGTTGATTTTGTTTAGCTGTCATAATATCCTGTGCTGTAGTAGGCAAGCCTTGCTTATAAGCAGCCCATTCTTTACTAGCACCTAAAGCACGTTGTGTTGCTTCATTAGCAGCAGCACTTAAAAAAGGATAAGTTTCTGCTAATTGTTGTTGCGTTAAACGACGTTGAAAATCCGCTGCCTCGTTTCTTTCGGCCCTATTGTAAGGACCCATAATTTGTTGATATTGAATAGCTGCCATCTGGGCTGGAGATAAGTCAGGTACTGCACCAAATGTTGGGTTGATTTGTTGGTCTACTGCCGCACCAAACGTTGGAGCCTGATAACCTGCTGGGACAAACTCTGACAAAAGAGATTGATAATCTGTTTTATCAGTTGAGAATCCGGGTAGCGCCTCGGCAGATTTAGTATCCGCATAATATGACTGAGCTGGATCATCCCGCCTTCCTGTTTTAAAATTCAATCCTAAAGAGGCAAATCTTGTAGGTGAATTTACAAAATCAAATGGTGTATTAGCCATGATTACTGATATTGATATTGAGAAGCTAATGCATTACCAAGTGTATTTGCAGCGTTAATTCCTATAGATTGCGCAGTTTGTTGACCGCGTTCTATCATGTTAGCGGCAGTAGTGATATTTTGGCGAATCTGTGCTGCAGCTAATTGACGTTGCATTTCATCTTTCTTGGCCTGACTTAACTGCGGATACATTGTATTAAATTGTTTTTGTAAACCTTTCATTTGAACATCTTGGGCTAGTTCCTCGGCAGTTCTGGCAGTCAATCCAGGTCCGTAATAAACATCATATAAATTCATTGGTCGATTTTGATCTTGTATCCCTTGCGGTAACGCTGAAACATTAGGCATTCCAGGAACTGGCTGCATTCCGCGTACACCTGCAGTAGCAGCGCCAGCTGCTTGTGTTCCTAATTGTCCGATTGAACCGGCAAGTGGTGCAAGTAAACTACCAGCAGCAAATTGTGTTCCAATGTTAGCTGCACCACCTAAGAATCCAGGTGCTTGCGCTAGAAGATCAGGGGAGACTCCTTTGTTGACTAAAGATTGTCCAATACCCCCAGGAACAAGAGGCATTGCTAGCTTCTGTCCTGCAAAACGAGTAACTGCGCCACCAGCAAGCCCACCTAAACCACCCGTAGCACCTCCTAGTAGGCCTCCAGTGGCTGCGCTTGTGAGTGTGCGTCCCAGATCACCGCCACTTCTTTGATAACCCTGAACACCGCCGACAAGAGCACCGAGTCCGGCACTACCTAGTATTAGTGGCAACATAATCTAAATCCTTTTGATTACTATTTTAAATTAGGTAATTTTTAAATTATTAAGAATATTATTAAAAGAAGCTGCCTGCAACGTTACCGGCTTTTTGACCAATCTGGCTTCCAAATGCTGCACCAGCTGGACCGCCTATCAAGGCACCTATACCCATACCAGCTAGAGCTCCAATATCACCACCAACGCCAGCTCCTCCTGAACTGCCCTGTTGTCCTGGTATAACAATAGGGCTATATGTTTGTGGATAAACAACACCAAGGTTATCTAAGATTTGTCCAGAACCGCCTGTAGAAGGTTGACCACCATAAGCCCCTCTTGGTTCATTTAACTGACCACTATAGCGATTTCTGTTTTGTTCTTTATTTAGTACATCCCACACTTCTCCGGCAAAACGTTTTCTAGGTTCAGCTACTTCAAATTTATTCCAATTTATAGGTTCCTGTTCGTAATCGCTTTGATTGTATTTTGGAATAATCCAATTATCCATTACATTTTGATCCTGCGCACTCATAGAGCCGCGTGGATCTTTATAATCACCATAGAAAGACTTGTTAGGGTCTAAATTATTTTCAGTGTTAAAACTTCCGCTTGTACCTAAATTAAAACCGTAAGCCATGATTTATTTTACGTAGGGTGTGAGTTGTTGCCAACTCTGAGCTTGTGGTAAACCTAAAGCAATACTTGCTTGTTCAAGAGAACCATGCCTTTGCTTTAAATATTCTACAGGATTATCTTTTTTAATCCTATTGTCTGCTGCTTTCTGAAGTACTTTTTTTGTTGCTGCTCCGACTGCAACAGCGGTTCCTAAACCAATAGCCGCAATTCCGGCTGTTGTAAGAGAAGAAGGTGAATATGTACGTGCCGCGCCAGTCTGTACTTGTCCTGTAATTGGATTTGTTGTTGGACCTGATCTAGATAAATCTATAGAAGAACGTGCATATCTTGTTTTAATTGGTAAGGCAGCATAAGCTGCAGAAGCAGCGCCAAGTCCGGCTGCTGTACCAAGAGCTCCACTTAAAGTAACAGGCATTCCTTTAAGTCTAATTTCAGGATCATTCAATCCTTTTGCACTACCGCGAACCAATCCTCCAATAGTAGTAAAAGATTGACCTTCTGGATCAATACCAATTAACTTACCTGGCTCCGGTTTTGAATGTTCGTATCGACGATATTGAGTATATGTAGAAGGTGCTACATCTGGACGTTCTTTTTTAAATTCTTGATAAGGAAGGATTTGACTGGTTTGCCCTAAGCCATATCGTAAAGCTATTTCCAACGGTATTGATTGTGGAGTTCTACCTGTAGGATCTTTTTCTTTTGAAGCAGGTGCAACGGCTTTATATCCTTTGGGACGCATACCTTGAGAAAGAGGTCCTGTGCGTCCACTCAGTCCAAGTAAAACGGCAGGTGCTCCTATTGTAAGAACCGCTCCTGTGACAGGATCCATTCCAGCAGCAGCTGAAACTGCTTTACCAATTTCACCAGCCATCCTTGGAATATTTGTATATTTCCAAATTTCTTTGCGGGACTGATCTGTAAGAACATCGCCAACCGCAGAAGCTACAAAAGCTTCTGGTGCTGTTCTTAATTCAGCTACATTTTTTACTGCTGGGCCAGAAGCAGATCCATATCCGTATTTACTTTTATAAACAATATGACGTAACTCATCAGCAGCAGAGTTTACAAACTGTTGAATATTTGCAAGACTGTTTGTTAGATAATTCTTATTAGGATCAAGATTCATTACCTTAGTAAGAAACGTTAGGTGTCATGATATTGTAAGCAGTTTGTAAGTCTGCACTTGGATTTCTGTGTACAATTTCAGTAGGTGCACGGTAATTTTTAGCTAATGCTAAATTAATTTCATTACTATATCTTTGTTGTTCTAACTCTGCATGCATTTGTTGCATTTGCATTAATTCGTGAGAATTACTATGTTCTTGATTATGTGTTTCGGGAATAATTGCATTTGTAATTGCATAAGCTGCAGGTGAAGCTACCATCTGACTACCGGTTTGAGCTGCCCATTCTGGAACGCCGAGTGTTTGCATTCCTCCAGCTAACGGCGTTGCTATTGCTGCTTGCACTCCAGTGTTAAGAAGTGATTGAGGAATATTATATTCTGGACGCTTACCCATTAAACGCGGTACAACTTGTTGAGCAGCGGTGTTAATAGCGGTTTCAGCAAGCACACGCTTACCTATTCCTTTGATAGTGTTTGGGTCACTAAAAAAATTTTGTAATGCTGTTCCAGCTAAGCGGATTGGTTCTGAGTAATTCATGTAGTTGCAACTCCCCCTGCCCCTGGGAATTTACCTGATACTACATTACTATCCCTCAAGTCTTCCATTGGCTTTTTAGTTCTAAATTGATCTACAGAAGAGGCAGTTATTGCACGATCTTCTTCAATTAAACCCCTGGAAATCCCGGTTGAATACTTAGATACAAAATCGTTAGCTAATGTTTGATCATTAGGATTAGCAAAATAAGGAGCCCCATCCGCTTCGTCATATTTCTGTTGTGATAAGTCCGCAGTTTTTCCAGGGAAGATACCCTGTGAATAAAAAGTCTTGCTATCAGGATTTAATTTATACCTAGAAATAAATTCATTTTTAAATGAATTCGGATCCGATGCAGATTTTGGGTTTGGACCTAAAATTCCTACATCAGGAGATTTACCTGCTCTCCTAGCTTGATCTGCGGGGCCTGTGTAATCTTGGCTGTATGGAGCTTGCATTTTATTATTTGTTTTTAGCTTGTCTGTGTTTACGTAATTTACTTAAAGTTTTTGCTAGGTTAGCTTGCTTGACTGTCGTCTTGTCATATTCATCTGGATTTGCTGTTACTTTAGCGGCTAATTCCTTAACAGATACACCACGTTCTTCAGCTTTTTTTGTGAAGGCGCCAGGTTGTTTAATCGCTCCTTGAATCCAATTTTTATCCTTAGTCATTATGAAAATGATGAAAGAAGTTTACGTGCGTAATCAAGTCCAGATGATTTAGAAGTTATTCCGTTAACTACTTCAGTAATTTGTTTAGCCGCCAGTACTTGGGGTACTTCATATAAAGATTTAGAATAGTGACGAACTTTATCAGCAGCTTTTTGTGGTAACCAACGCTCAGCAATAATAATTGAGAGTTTTTTAACTTCTTTATCTGTTAATTCTCCATCAGCAACTGCTTCTATTGTCAGACCTATTGCCTTGTCAATATCCGATCCATACCACCTAGACAAGTTTTTATCTAGAATTGGATCTATAACGTCGTATGTTTTTTTGATTATAGGGCCGTACTTAAGAAGATAAGAAACGGTTTTAATTTTATTGAGTTTAGAAACCGCATATGTAATGCCTGCACCAATTAGGAGAAAGCAGCCTGGGATAAGAATTGGTTCTAGGAAAGTCATGTTGAGTCCTAATTTTTCCTTATTCTAGCTTAATACGGGTTAAGTTTAGTACCTAATCCAAGTCCTTTCATGGCCTGTGAAACTGATTCAGCTGATGGCCCTGGAAGTGATACTGGAACTTGACTGGTGTCTGATCTAATAATACCCCTGGAACGAGAACGTCCGGCAAGTTTACCAAAATTTTCAAGTCCTATTTGGGCTGTAGAAGTGTTTCGTGCGACACCCATTAAAGTATTCAATGCACCATGAGATAGCTCTGGGTCATTAGCTGCAGTTAAATTAATACCTGATTGCTGTAGAACATCATTGAATTTTGCCGCCATCATTGGGTATACTGATTCACTTATACCTTTTGTATTTATAAGCTTATTAGCAGCATCAATAAAGGCCGGATTCCTATTCTCCATAACCTGGCCGGAGTTTGTAATAATATCGGGGTTAGGCATTTCAATACCATGATGTGCTGCGTGTTGTTGTACAACATCTGCAAAAATTTTATGTGCTTGTTCGCCAGTACGTCTTTTAAATTCATTAGTAGTCATTGGTATTATTCCGCTTTCTGTTTTTAAATGCAATACTTGACTTGAGCTTTGTGGACTAAGTAAAGAATTAAACATGCGAACCTTTTGAGGGTTAGTGGCAGATTTATATGTAGCTGCTGCTATTTCAGGATTTACGTCAGTTGTTTGTCCGGTAAAGCCTGCATACTCAATTCTTCCTTCAGCAAGAGCTTCTTTATCTAATGCACTTACATTACGCATGGTTCTACCGCCAGCGGTTGAAATTACTGCATTAGGGTCTGCTGTTTCTTGGCTTACCCCAGGTACGTAGTCACCTCCAAGTGTTGCGCGGGAAGCACTTTGACGACCTTGTTTTGTTAGACCGGCTACGTTTTCTTCTGTAAACCGCTCAAGAAAATCTTTTGAAGTAGCTCCTCTTATTTCACCTGTTCCTACTTGCATTGCGCGTCCGGTTTGAACTTGACCGGGTTCAAATGTTTGAGAACCGATTGCAAGATAATCTGTTGGAGTAAAGGCTTTTTGCACTGCTGATGATAGTTCACCACCACGAAGAGCAGCCTGTGCATTTTCCGGTGTAATACGTTCGCCGGTTTTAGCATAAACTTCTGCAACAAGGTTTGCAGCATTTAGTTCTTCAGAAGAAGCGTTACGTACTGGACGTGGGCCACGTGCATACCAAGGGTCAGGAACTTTACCTTTTATTGTTTGAAGAGGAGCATTAAAAGATTCTGTAGATTTACTAGCTGGTGTGTATTCTCCGGTCCAGGGGTCTGCACTTTTTGTTAACCCAGCTACAAATAAATCTATTTCATCTGTTAATGACGGATTAAGAGCTGAAGTTTGTTGTGATGTGGTCGCTGGCATTGTTTCTGGCAGCTCAACACTTGATAAAGATCTAATTCGTTCTGACAGACCTTGTTGTTCAAGTCCTGGTAAATTTGGCAGCGGAGGATCAGTAGCTTCTACGCCATACTTTATATCAGAGAACGACATACCTGATTTTAATTTACGGGCAACATTTGCAAGACGTGTTGCTGCTTCTCTTCTTTGATGTTGTGCAACAATGTCTCCTGTTTGGCTTGGTGCAAATGTTTGGCTTGATGTAAGTACTTCGCTCTCTGTAACTGGTTTAATATTTAAAAGCTCACGTTCCATTGAACCGACAGGAGAATTCTTTGCAAGTTGTATTTCTTGTGTTGCTACTGGTACATCAGCTTGGTTATAACGTTGTGCTGTTGTTGGTGGCGTTACATCACCAGAATTACGTATTGTATCTGGATCAATACCACGGCCTGCCCCTAATCCCCCTAAGAAACTAGAAACACGGTTGCTAATATTTTGAGCGCCCTGTTTAACTGTTGTTGCAGCATTCTGAACTGTTTGTCTACCTTCTGGCGTAGCTGCAAGGGCAACTCCACCCGCAACAAGTCCGGCGCCAAGGGCTGCACGACCGATATTACGTACTAAATTGTATTGTTTAGATGTATCTTCAATGCGTTCTGCTTCTTGATTAGCAGTATGTTCTCCAGTAAGTGTTGAATCATAGGTGCCTACGATTTTAGAAACATTATTATCTGGTGTAATTGGAGAACCAAATACACTGTTTGCGTTTAAATGTTGAGCAGAAACCGGTTGATTGTATATAGCATTTGATCCAGGTTGTTCTAGAACCCTATTTGCCCCTGATTTACCAAAATTACGTACAAAATTATGTACGTGAGGAGCTAAAGCCATGCGTTCACTTGCAGTTTCAGGGTAATTATTACCTGTAACCGATGCCCATAGAGCAAAATCTTGTGGTGATACGGGCATTTTATGTAATTCTTCAATATTACTGATTTTAAGCTCTATAAATATGCTTGTAACCCTATTGGCGCCTAAAAAACTGTTATTTGGGGTAAAAATCCCGGCAGGTATCAGACAACTACAGCGAGAGGAAGCGAGCTGAGACAAAAAAAGAAGTTCTGGGTAGGGTAGGTGTTGTGTTGTGAGTGTTTACTTGCTGCGCTTAATAGTTTTGTTAGTAGGGTATAGCAGGATTTGTGTTCACCTGCTGCGTTTAAATCATGTTTAACTTCAGTGCAGCTGACATTGTATTAATCAATGGCGATTACTTTTATTACAACGATGATTTTGAAAACGGAGACTTCCAACTGATACATATCTGCCTCGGACCAAAGTTACCGTCCTCACCGTTACCATACTCACCAGAAATTCCTTTCTAAATACGGGGCCTTCGGGCCTCACAACCCAGATATACCCTGTTATACTCCCCAAACCTTAACTTATACACCATATACCCTTATTCTCCCTTCAAATCCCTTCCACCGCAGTCACTCTCACCTAAACCGTCAGATGGAAGGTGGCGCGTTAAAAAATTTTCGGCAAGAGCTGTGGAATACTAAAATGAATTATTTTGTTTTGTTTGTGTTTTATTTGTGTTTTTTTTCTTACTTTATTCCTGTTTTAAACTACAGTCGTTTGTTGCATAAGACTTGTATTTATTCAGGAATTTATTTTTGTATTTAATACTACTCAGTAATAGGTAATTATTTCTAAGGGTATACCTCAAGTACAACCTTAGAAACAGTTCTCTTAACTGCATCTAATTCTAACAAGAATTAATCTTCCTGCACCTTAATATTTTATTTATTTAATGACTTAATTTTGTATTTAAGTCTGCTTCGTTTTGGCCAATTACAGCCTGGTCTTGGATGCTGTTTATTCCTTTGCACCACAGTTATGTCCACCACCGCTGTGTATAACATGCTCCAGGATTTAAGACTCCTGGCACGCAGAGATTCCAGTGAACACCGACCTTTGGTTGATCGTGAACTGGAACAATTTCGACTTGAATTCTTAAATGCTTTTGAAGCATTTCTGGACTTAGGTACAGATAACATGCAACCTTTCATTATGGTTGCTAACAAGATCATCTCCAATAACAAGGATCTGATCAAATGGCTTAAGCATCAGCTTGAGCTAGAAGCTGACTGGTAATCAGACCGGCAAGGAGGTTTAAGTCCTCCTTCAGCAATTGCCACACTTTAGTGGCATAAACCAATCCACTTTATTTTTATTAATCATGAACGAACTAACAAATTCTTTTGCAGCCATTGCAATAGGTATAGGCGCCGGAATGTTACTTACTATACCAGTTCAGAAAACATTGAACAATTTAGCAGTAAACAGTTGCGCATCCAAATCAACTCATCATTTGGTTGTCATCAAATCTCCTACCGGAAATGGATTGTATTGCATAAATAAGAAGTACAACTGATTTTTGCACTTATCCATCACTACTGATGGATTTCTGCAGAACTCTTCTGCATTCAAACCTATTCAACCTAATTGAACATGTTTACTATCTATCCAGAAGACGCTTTCTTTGCTGCAGAAACAGCAGCAGAAGCCACCGCACAAGCAGTTTCACAAGCTGAATTCAATATGGATTCAAAACATTTAGTAGCCAAAGCAACAATTGCTGCTGTAATAGCAGGTGTTGCGTACCTTGCAACGCGACCCAGAGTAAAGAGAGCAGTTGCTGAACTATTTAAAGCTGAATCCGTTTAAACGGTCTGGGAGGTGTAATGCCTCCCTTAGCTATTACCAACACTACGTTTTAATGTTTTGTTGGTTTTATTGAGTAAGTTATGTATTTAACTTGCTTCGATTGTCGGCTCCAGCGGAGATAAGCACCGCACAATTTCAAAGTAATATGCTTTCCTGGTCTCCCGAATGCTTTCCAACTCATCGTGTTACCTGGTATAACGGTCAGTCCACACAAGTTCACTTTGAAATCCTTCAAGGAAATGAGTGGCGCCAGGTAAATGTAGTTACTTTAAAAGAGATGCCTACTGGCGTTAAAGAGTTACAAACAGTACTTAGTGATTGTTATCAGGATTTTGTCTGCTAACGATTAAAAGTTATCTGTTTATCCCAACTGCAGCCTGGGACAGGATGCTGCACTATTCCTTTGCACAACAACCATGTCTTCTGCTAACAACGGTAATTTGATCGGTACAATCGTATCCGAAATCAACTACCGTCAACCAAATGATCAGCTAGATGTAACACAATTCCGTGTTGCTCCAGTTGATGCACGTGATGGCGATTCTGCTATTCCTCTCACTGCTTACAACGGTGTAGGAAAGAATATCGCCGATAAATACAACCAAGGCGACACAGTTGGTTTAACCTACCGACTGCGTTATACAACTTGGCAAGATAAAGAAGGTAAGTACTTGAGCCGTATGGAAATTGTGGTAACTTCTATTACTACAATCCGCCTTGGTAAAATCAGTACTGCCAAGAGAGCTGAAGAAGCAGCTGGTACTAACAAACCAACTAGCGATCAACTTAGCCTCCAGGAAGACGAACTCTTACTGGCTTCTATTTGACGGTCACACTTAGGGGATCTACGGATCCCTTTTCTGTGGTCCTCATTTGAGAACCACGTTAACTTTAAAATCCAATTGCATTTATCTAATGTCTAGTCCAGAAAGCAACTTGTATTTGTCATTGCTTGATCGAATTGCATTGGCTAACTCTGCTCGACTTAGAGCACTGGAAGCTTTAGATGATTTGAATAGATTTAGTAACGAATATAAGACAGCAAAACTATGGGTAAATAGTGTAAACATGACATTAAACGGAATAAACGTAACTAGATAAGTATTAAATGGTCTTAAGGTTTTCTTTATATTTCCATATAAATAAATTTCTTCCTCTTCACCATTCAAATGTTTCGTTTCTTTTCAACCTCCTTAATTACCACTGGATCCGTTTTCCTCGTCTGGTCAAAACTAAACGACAATCAGAAGGATAGCATCAAACAAATTATTAAAACTAATAGACGCAAACTTGCTAACCTAATCTCCCCAGATGTAAATGATGGTGATCTAACCGATCTGGTAGATCCTTCCGTACTAGAAGAAATTGCTAAATACTGCAGTGATGATCAACCCAAAACAGTTAACCCTTCTTAATAAATATCAAACCAAATAACTTGCTTCGCTTAAACATCTTTTTGTTTTGTGAATCAAGTTTGTATTTAAACTTGCTTCGTTCCAATCCTTTGCACCAAAAATCATGCGCCAAGATTATTCTTTCCTCTATCAAAAGAATGACGACGGTTACTTAATCACCATCCGTGGTGACTTCGCAGAAATGTTAAGAGTAAACGTTCTTGAGAAACGTTCTCAATACATTAAGTTTGAAGCACCAATCGATGTCATTCGCAAAAGCGTCAACCTTCTCATCGGTCAGGGTTATCGCCAAAAACGTGATCTTGATCTATCATGGAAGCCGTTAGCGGTGTCTTGATTCAACATCGGTACCGTTAACTGTTGACTAAAAATCCTCATAAAGGCATACGACTTAATAAATCTATGCCTTTTTTAACCTATCCCACCACAACCACACACAATGGAAATCACTGTTGAGCAAAGCACTAAGATGGATTATGTCATCAACAACTTTAATTTTGAAAAAGTTCATTTGGCTATGACAACCCTTGATTGGGTTTGGGTAGATGAACATAATGTATTAAAAGTTCCTTCTATATCTGAATTAAAAGCTAAAGCCAGTTATCTGTTAATGCAAACAATGAAAAATAATTCAGAACAAAAATATACGTGCGCATCAGGAGGTATTGTTGCTACAAGATACCTTAAACTCGACGAATTACCAGAAATGTTTAAATTAGCCTTTATATTAACTAGTAATGATTCAGAATTTTTCTAATAAATTCACACCGCATAACTCAAATGAAGTGTCAACCCTACTCAGAACTATCTTTGATAGTATCTGGTTTTGCAATTGCTTTTGTTTTGTTTAATGGACTTCAATATATAGTAAATCAAAACGTCAACAAGTATTGCAACGTCTTGCTTAACAGAATTATTACTGTTGAGCATATTACCGGTACTTCTAAATTCTGTGTGTCAAGAAAAGTATTAGAAGGACCTACCAATTTAACCTTGCCCCAATAACAAACAACCATGGATCACTGCATAGAAATTTCTATCGCTGTAGATAATGATGCTTTCGGCATTACCTACCAAGACCAAGCTAATGAAGTAACGCGAATTCTAGATGAGCTATCAGATAAATTAAGTAGCCATCCAGAACACCTCTCTCTTGCTTCTGATTCTTTAAAATTAAAAGATATTAACGGTAATACTGTTGGTTTCTTTAGCATTGTATCCTCCTGACTACAGTACAAATGAACTCATTTGATCAGCCTTACACTGCCGACATGCTTGATGCACTAGCAGACATTGCAGACGAACAAGAGTTAGCAATGCGTGAATCAGAACAGAATGAATGGGATGGCATAGACAAGTTTCCAACTACTAACTTTCCTCCACCACCAAATTATGATTAAACAACAGAATCATAATGATGATGTAATTACAATCATCATTGCTCTAATCTTCTCTTTACTTACAATCGTTTTTCCAATCCTATGGCACTCTTACCAGAACAACAAATCATTGCTAAAATCCTCGACTACGATCCCGTCTCAAAAGAAGAAGGTCTTACCCAATACGACGTTGAACCCACCTGTTCTATTGAAACCCCAGGTGGAAATAAAGCCGGTGACATCTACAAAAGCAAACAAGGTGTCCTCCGCTACTACTGGGTTCCAAAAGGAGCCAACTATACCAAAGAGGAAAAGAGAGACCTCGAAGGTTGGTACGACATCCCCAACCTTGAAGACATTGAAGAATGGGTCTTTGATAGCGTCTGCTTCACTCCAGCAGACGATGAACTAGAACCGGACCATCCAGATAGCTGGTTATCATTACTTGGTTTAATTTGAAATGAAACTATTAACTAAAACAATCTCAAAAAAGATTCCTCCTTTATATGCACAAGATGGTAAGGGTAATGATGCCATTGCATACTTAAAATTATTTACGCCCTGGTCATCTTGGACTTGGTATGTAACTGAAATCAATCTAAAAACTCAAGAATGTTTCGGTCTTGTAGATGGTTTTGAACGTGAACTAGGTTACTTTAGTTTAAGTGAACTAGAAAGCATAGTAGGTCCAGGTGGATTAAAAGTTGAACGCGACATTGCATTTGAACCTACTCCATTATGTAAATTATTACAAAATTAAATTAACAACTGTACTCAATTCAAATTTACCTCACACCATGGACATTCAAGAAATTCACGTTCAAAATGATCTAGCAGTTATTTATGCTTACATAGATAACATGATTCTAGTCCAACACAGAACTCAGGTCACCCCAGCTGAATACAAACCAGGTTTATGTACAACCGATGTAGATATATCGGATATACCGGCATGGTTACCGTTAAATCAAATGAGCTTAATTGAACAAATTCCAGTTATAGAAAAATATGTAAACTTAGAAAAACTTGAATGGACTCTTATAGAAGATGAAATTGAGGAAAGTACAAACGATATTTATTAAGATATACCCACCTTAACCCAAACATCTAATCACAATGGAACTTCACAACAAAATGACATCAACTCAACAAATCTGCGCTGAGTTATTGGAAGGGCATTTACTTCAAACCAGAGAACAAATTCAGCAGGATCTTCTCACTCTCATTGATAGTGATGATCAAGAATTAAACGATAAGATGTGCCAGATAGTAGTAGACAACTTTGCCAAATTTTTTTCTACCTAACAAAATGACATTCACTAAAAAACAACTTGTTGATGCTTATGTTACTGCTTTGGTAGAAAATATGGAGCTTTCAGATCTTATGGCGTATGCCTGTAATGATCTTCAAGAACATTTTGCAAACTACACCATGGAAGAATTAGTTGCTGAAGTTGACAATATTGCTCCTCGGATATTAGCAGAAGTAATAGAAGAATTTGGAGCAACTAAATGACACAAACCATTTACGTTAAATTCTCTTATGAGAATAGTGTTTCAGAAGAGATCCCCATTCACACTCAGTTAGATCTATCAAAGAATTCTAATAGAACAAGGTTACTCAATCGACTGCTAAATTCAGTTCCTGATGGTACTGAAGTCTCACTACCCAAAATGAATAATGTTCTCTACAACTCTCAACGAACCAAGGGTATGTGTAAGGGTCAGATTGTAGCACGTAAACAAGCACTTAAATCACTCAAACTGAAACTCTCAAAATGAAATTCCAAATCACTGATATTGAATTTGATCTCACTGAAAATTGTCATGACTTTGATCAATTATTTGGTGAGTACATTGACACTGAAATGCTACAAGGTCAACTGCAAAGAGTATATACCAAAACATCATGGGATGCAGATGATCACGATGATCTTTTAGAGCAAATTAGTGATGCCTCTGGTCGGTGTATTAATTCTATTGAATATGAGGAAGTTAAGTGAACAAACAAACCTGCATTGATGAACTAACAGCAACATTTATTGCCCCTGAGATATTAGAAGAATTAGTAGAAGAATTTGGAGCAACTAACACAAACAATTCAGAGGTAACACAATGTTAATAGGAAAACACATGATTGTCCACCTTAAAGAGTGGAAAACAATCATCAATGCATTAGACATTCTTGAGGTATTACTAAAAAGTAAACATGAAGAACTTACTACAAATATAAATGTCGAGTTACTTGAATCTCTTCAAGCACATTTTAATGCAGAAGAAGTTTCAAAATTATCAGACAAAATCTCTCAAATCCGTTGACAGCACTACTTGATCTGGTTAATATAACAACTTTTAGGTTACTTTAAAATTTGTGAACGTAGTTGTGTTTTGCATGACTACGTTTTAAAATAGCACTCCGGTCCTGGATACGACCTTAAAATTTTCTAGTTCCTTCACTCCTGCACCATGAATTCAACTGAAGTTCACGCCACAACAGAAGCAATGCTCCGATATGGAGGGCGCTTTTTTCAATCGTTAGCTACAACAATACGTTATGCGGACAATGAGAACAGAGAACGTATATTCCTTGCCTTCCCTAAAATCCTTTCTGAATATGGTCCACAGAGCAAATTCTACACCACAACAGAGGAACAGCAATGAGGCAAACTGAAATTCACTTTGAAGATACAGAATTTACTTCAATCACCGGAAAAGTTCATACATTCAAAATGAATCCGATGAGAAAACTTGACTTAATTATAAAAGCATTGAGAAATATTATTAAAGAAGAAGATAAACTTCATATGATGGATTGCAATTTGCCAATCGGGTCAGATGAAAAAATATTAAGTGCAATTGAAGAACTTGAATACATTACTGAATATGACCCAACAGACGACATGACTAACAGCGAACCAAGTATAACAGCAGATGAAATGCATTCCTCTGCATGGAAACAGCACTTAGCACTTCACTCCTAATGAACAACTACGTTGCCTTAGTATCTGATCAAACATTGAGAGTTTCTTGGATTTATCTATCAGCCAATTCTTGGGATGAAGCTGTAGATCAACTTGAAGAAAACGGATTTGAAGTTGTTGAAGATCAAACAGAAGACTTCTCTGATATTGACCTGTCTGATGCAAACGAAAGACAAGAATCCAATGTACATACTATTGAAGAAATCCTACCTTATGTAGTTTTGTACTCATGAACAGTTCATTAACTTGTCCATCTGAAAATTCAAAAACAGGTGGAATTGCTGTTTCAACTACCTCAAGAGAATCTTGCCCATCTACTTGTAAACTTGCAGGTAAAGAAGGAGGCTGTTACGCAGAAGCAGGTTACTACACACGAATGCATTGGGACGCTGTTACTGCAGGTACACATGGCTTAGAACCTGTTTTATTTATTGAAAAAGTTAAAAAGTTACCACGTTTCCAACTATTCAGACATAATATTGCTGGTGATTTATGGCATGAGACAGATGCTATAGATATTATTCACCAGGAATATCTTTATAAGTTAGCTAAGGCAACTTCCCATTTATCTGCTGCCTGGACTTATACACACCATAATCTAGATGGTATCAATGGCGCAATCAATAAAGAAATTATCTTTAATTCAATTGAATTAGGTTTTGTTGTAAACGTATCCACTGAATCTTTAGATGTTGCAGCACAACGTTACAAAGAAGGGCTGCCTACCGTAGTTGTACAACCAAAAGGACTACCAACTGCTTTTATACACAACGCAGTTTCCTTTATTCAATGCCCAGCAACCTTACCAAAATCTAAAATTACATGTCAAACCTGTGGAGGTAGATGGAAAAAGCCACTCTGCTCAAGAGCAGACCGAACTGTTGTGGTAGTATTTCCAGCGCACGGCATACGTGCTAAACAAGCAGTACTACAGTGTTCTTAACCAAATGAAAAGAAATGGAACCGAACGTTTTGTTACAATTGCCATCTATCTTGATGGCGAATGGAAGGAACTTTCCTACAATACGCAAAACCCTGCTTGGAAAGAGATTATACAAATCGTAAGTCAAGCTAAAGATAAATTTAGACTTATCTACAACTAAGGAATCAACATGTTCAAACCAATGCCACCAGTTCCACCTATTGGTCCACCAAACGACTTCACTGTTTTAAATGTGAATACACCACTTGGAAAACTAAGTGGCCACATAATGAAAGCAGGTATTATTACCCTCACCAGGTTAACAAATTCACAAGGCAAACAATTTAATTTAAAGTCAATTGATATAGGAAT